ACCATGAAGAAATTCGAGATCGATCTCACCAAACTCGCGGATGAGAAAATTGAACGACTCCGCTATCTCATTGCTGACCCGGAGTTCAACCCCAACTCCCCCAAACAAAAACACGAACTCCTCTACTCCATCCTCGGCGCTCGCCCGAGAAATGCACGTGGCCGATTCGTTAAGAAAACCGAGGAAGCCTCTACTGGCGCAATGGTTCTGCGCGCAATGCGGGACGAACACCCAGTTTTCAGGAGAGTTAGCAATGGAATCCTCGAAGCAATCGAGCCCGCCAAGCAGCTGTCCAATGTCGTGGGCATGCCACAGTTCCCGATCCGTCACCGTCCAGGTGAGTTCCGATTCCTTACGGCATATGACGGTGTTGGCACAACGACGACTCGGCTTTCATCACGGGGCTCTGCGTTCGGACACGGGGGTAACGCTCAGAATATCCGAAAAGAATACCGAGTATTCCTTGAGGCTGACTCAGATTCCTTCCTGCTGGACATTGACTTCTCTGGAGCCGACGAAGTGTTCGTGTCCTTTGAGTCAGGCGATCCAAGAAAGATTGATCTCATCCGTTCAGGTCGTGACATTCATGCCTCCAATGCCCTCATCTTCTTCACAAACTGGACCTATGAGAGAATCGTCGCCGGCAAAAAAACTCACGATCCGAAGATCGTTCATCCGATTACTGGCATTCGTCAAATCACTAAGAAGCTAGTCCACGGGAATAACTATTTGATGGCGGGTTTGACTCTACTCATGACCGCCGGTCGAGAAGCAATCGTTGCTGCCGCACAGGAGTTGGGGAATAAGGACGCTGGACTCTGGCAGCAGGAAAGGCTCGTTAAATTCTGCGCCGAACTCGAACATAAATTCCGAGCCCACTATGTTCGGCTTAAACGAACAGGTGCTGATTCCTGGTATACCGACATTCGGAAAGAGCTTGTCGCTACAGGTGGACTACGAACTATCTTCAATTATTTCCAACGGTTCATTGGTGATCCGCTTGACGATGAAGTACTACGCGCTGGTGCAGCCACTATGGGGCAGGCGAATACAGCCGGACGAATCAACACCGTAATGGAGGAACTGATCCTTGGTATCCGAACTTGCTCTTTTCGGGATGGTCCTGCTCCTGATGCTGCTGACCCTCCACGGAGAATCAGCCCTCAAACTCACGGGGCCAGCCTACGTCTTCAGACTCATGATTCTCTCACTTTTAATATTCGCTACACTCACCCTCGGTGGAAAGATGGCATCAAGGATATCTTTCATGTGATGAGTCGGCCCGTCGTATGCCGAGACCAAACATTTGTGGTCGGCATTGAGGCGGAAGTCAGCTACAAGTGGGCTGGGAAAGAGGGTAGAACGATTGGAGGGCTAGAAGGAGTCGAGCAATGGCTGGCTGAAACTCCTCGCTACCCATCAAATAAGCAGACCGTTGTGGCTTGAAGAAATTTTTTCACAATGCTACTCTACTGATGCACACACTCACTACCCACGAAAGGGGAACCAAGTGTCCGACACCAACCCGTATATCACGAATGCCATCAAGGGCATTCAGTCTCCGGTCACCTTCGACTCCGGCACTGCTGGCGACGACAACAAAGGTGCAGTTCAGCAGCTGATCGATTTGATCTCCCGCGAAGGCACCGATCCCAACGTGCCGCGCGGCTATCTCGACGAAATGTCGCCGGCTTGCCGCGACTCCATGATCGCCACCCTCATCGCACTCAAGACGGCGATCGTCAACGCTTAACCGCGTCGCGATCTCCAAGAAGGAACCGAATCAATGACGTCCCGAAACTCTCACATGGCCTCGGCGGTCATCGGACTGAAATCCCCGATCGCCTACGTCAACGCATACGGCAATCAGGGCAAGGTCCAGCAACTCATCAACATGATCACGATCGAGGAAGCGTCGCCCGAATACGCCAAACGATTCTTCCTCGATCAGATGGCTCCGGCCTGCCGAGATTTCCTCTACAAAGCACTGCTCGATCTCCGGGATTCTGTCGTCCAAACCGTCTACTTCGCGAACGGCGGGAATCCCTTTGTCGCAACCACGGGCTGGGCGGATGGCGGTGCAGAAGCCGCGACCAATGCCCTCTCGGCAGCCGGTGGAAAGCTGATCTCGACTCTCACTGCCGGCGGTGGCGGCGCACTCTATGTCTCCGCCTCCATGACGACCGTCATCGGCATCGAATACGAGATCGATTTCCGCACCTTCGAGATCAACGACGCACTCCTGCTCGCGGTCTCTAACTCGGCTGCTCTTACGGCGCCTCTCGCGAGTCAGGCTGTCGACGAAGTCAGCGGTCCCACGTCGAACGGTTTGTATGATTCCGTCAAGCTCCGCTTCGTGGCGACGGCGACCACCACCTACTTCGGCTTCATCGCGACGACGACTCCAGCTGCCGGCGTTCTCTTCAACGTCAGTGGTGTTGTCCCCGCTCCCGTGATTCCGTAAAGAATCCACCACTGGACTACGCGGCCGGGATCAACTCGGCCGCGTTTCATTTGTCTCTGGAGGGAATCAATGTTTATGATCGCCATTAACGGCGAAGTTAGAGCCGGCAAGACATGGCTCGCTCGCCGATTAAAAGATGTATTCAAGCCAGAACTCACGATCATTCGATCGGCTCGTGATGAAATCTGGACGGAAGTGAAGCGCGAGTATGGGTGGGTGGATGACTATGAATCCTTCCGCGAGAAGCGTTTCCTCGATGGCCAGACCGGCCGAGCCAAGCTGATCGAATGGGCAGAGATGCGCCAGCGAGTCGATCCTGGCTACTGGATCAAACGAATGGCTCGCACCATTCCATCCAATGTGCAACTGGTGCTCAACGATTCTATCGCGGATCCCATCGAACAACTCTATCTTTATTCTGCCGCCCCCGTATTCCACCAAATCATCACCATCGTCGTGGCTCCGGATGCGATTCCGCTTTACGGACTCTATGCTGACAACTACCGTCGGCGTGTGTTTCCGATGAACGGCTTCTCCGCTCCAGACTCCTTGACTGCATTGGCAATGTGTGATGAACGACTCAACAATCCCCCCGAAGGATCGATCTGGCACCAGCTTCGGCTGGCAGGACTTATGGCATGGCAATGACGTCGACTTAGCTTTCGGGCAGAGCTTCGACTCCATCCGCAAGTACCTCTTCCTTTCGAGGAACACCGAGAATCCGCGGCAGTACCACTTATGGTCGCTGCTGTCACTGACTTCTGCCCTAACGTCAAACACCGTATGGTTCAACCATGGTGTGGCTGGGCGAATCAAGCTCAATCTCGGGGTGGTGCTGATTGGTCGGCCGGCCCTCCGTAAATCCTCCGCGATCTCGTTCTCACAACGATTCGCTTCCAATCTCAGCTTGAATTACGGACCCACCGATACAGGTGGAGCGCGGCATGGAATCATGCACGCAATGCAAAACCGTTTACAAGAGGATATTAAAGATGACTCCCCAGGCCAAACCAAACAGCCTCTCAATCTACGAGATTTTGCACTATCGGAATTCACATCCACTGTTGCTCGAGTGCGACGAAACCGAACGCGCCCTTCTTCTATCTACTTTGCGAGCAAGGAGCTGGGAAGGCTCCTCACCTCGCCGACTCGTGAACTTCTTGACTTCTTTGCTGATGGACTTGACGGTGAAGCTATATTCTACCAGACCAAGAATGGCAACGTTCGACTCTCAGCTCCGCTCATTAACTTGCTGGGTGCGACCACGCCAGGCTCACTCAGCAACATACTTCCTCGAGACGCTCATGATCATGGGTTCCTTTCGCGACTCATCTTCGTCTACGGAGCAAAGAATGAGCGGTCTGTGCCACTACCTCCTTCAAGAACTGAACAAGAGATCGAAGTCGAGGCAATTCTTAGTGAGAGATTAGAGCAGGCAGTGATTGAGGCAGAGGGAGAGATCACATTCACTCCCGAAGCCGCGAAAGAATACACTCACCTCTACAACTATAGCGTGATTACCGGAGAGTTCCGACTCAATGCCTACGCCGGTCGCCGAGCAATCCATCTAGTCCGCGTTGCTGCAATCATCTGTCTGCTCCGCGGTGAATCCCCATACCAAGTCTCCCGTGAAGACCTTGGGCTGGCACATGTGATTCTCATCCTCACTGAGATCGACATGGACGCCGCATACATGGGGATGAATAAAACCATCGAAGCTCGCGCGTATGTGTTGATGCGAGAGATTCTAGAATCCCTCGGCCCCGAAGAAGGCGATCATCTGCGGATGACTTCTCACCTGATGAAAGCCGGATGGACCGAGCAGGAAGTCATCCACATATTCGATGTCCTCACTCGCATGAATAAAATCCGCGGAGAAGGCGGACGACTCAAGATTGCCGAGTCAATGGGCGTAGAAAAAGCCGGTCAGTATATCGACCGGCTTATCAAGATTCGTCAGGGAGGGTGAAATGACTGTATTCAGATCTCTCAAGAGACAGATGGAAATCGCGTGGGAATACGGGGCTGTCCGCTGCCCGGATCAGCTAGTCCGATGGAGTAGTTCTCCGCTAGGTGATAAATACGATTCGCTCAGCGGACTCTACTACACGAATGGCACTCCGATTAAAGCGCCCCGTACGCATTATACCTCCACACCGACTGCTGCATCTGGGGATTCTGCATCGCCCTCTGCAAATCCCTTATTCCGCGCGTATCCGTCGAATCTCGCAACTGGTTCTGCACCCAAGTCCTGAAGTGTTCGGGCCTGAATCCCAGCTTCATATACTTCTCAAAAATCTCCGGCAGCGACTTCTCCCAGCCCGGACCCTTGCGCATCAGATTCCGTGTGTCCTCTCGCAGTGACTCGGAACGCGCTGCCTCCCTCGCCTGTTGCTGCTTGTCCGCATAGAACGCTTCAATCTCCGCTTGCTGGCGTGAGGATCGAAGACCGAGAATCCTCAGGCTGGACTCGAAAGCGGTGCGGTTCTCGGAAATGATCCTCCCATTCGCATCGATGGACTGCCCACCATTCAGTATCGCCTCCATCGTTCCCTTCAACATACGGTTCGGCATGTTCCGGGCGAAGATCTCACCGAGTCGATTCGCATCTTCCAACCCATAAGTGGAAGTCATCGCCTGCCCAGCCTCCCACGCAGCTTTGACTCCGCTCCCAATCACCGATACGCCAGCCATGAGCTGAGTCGGGTCGAGGCTTGCATTCCGGTAGTTCATATCACCGCGAGTGTAGAGCACGGTGTTGAACTGATTGATTCCACCGTGTGCAATCATCGATCCGATCTGCGGACCGAACTTCGCATAGATCATATCCATCATCGTTGCATCATTGCCGTCTTCCGTTTCGAGATTCCCGGTGGACATGAGCAACGATTCGAGATGGTTATACCCCGGCATCGACGCGACACCGAACAGAGCCGACTGCACTCCCAGCTGTCGACCGACGCTCTGATAATCCCCTTGCTCCAGCCAGCGGAAGAGTCGCTGATTGTAATTCTGCGTCCAACTCATGAACAACCCAAACATCGAACCCATTGCGGAGTTATAGAGTTCAGGGCGATTGAGCGGGTTGTAATTCGCGATCGCAGCATTCGCTACCTCATGCGCGAACTCATGCCGTTGAGCAAGTCCAGTGATCCCATGCGCATCCGCGAGCCGAAGACCGACGAAGTGGGAGTAAGTCCTCGACCACGACTCGGTTGTATCCGTCAACAGCGAGATGACGCCATCGATTCCTTTCTGCGCCACTTTATCTCCGAGGGTGTTGCCGGTTCGATTCGGATCACCGAAGAACACACGGTTGAAGCTGCCCCGATCCTTAATTGCACTCATAGTCAAATTGTATTCCGCGACTTGCTGTTCCGTATACCCCATATCTACCATATGCTTCCAGTCAGGGTGGCGGGACATACGAGTCATGTCCTTCACACTCTCACCGAGTATCTTATACGTGTCCACCACGCCGAACCGTTGCTTGCCAGCCTGCATGAAGCCAGTGATCGGTGCTCTCCCAGACTGCGCGATCGACGGCATAGTGGTCATGATGCCGATAAGATTCATCGCCGCGTGTGGGATTTCCATGTAGCGGAGAAGAGTCGAAGCAGCCAGCCAGTTCAGCTTCTCCGAAATTTTCTTGACTTCAGCCGGGCGCTGAATCTTCAGAGTCTGTTCCGCGTAATCCACCGCATCCTTATACGGCGTGTAGGGACCGAGATTCTGTGCCAACTGTGAGAACGTCCGGGCCTTGTGCGTTGGGGCGCCGACTCTCTCCAGCACATTCGAATACCACCGAGCCCACTGAGTCGGCCCGACTGCACTCATTGCCGGCCACACTTCCTCCAGACCGCGATCAAGGAATGATTCAATCGGCTTCATCACATTCCCGGTGATCGACCTCCCAGTATCTCCGAGCTTTCGGCCGAGAATCGTTGCTTCATATTCATCCCAGATACTGCGAACGCTCTCCTTCGCTTTCTTTCCTGCCCCGCCCATTCGTTCAGCCGCACCGCGAGCGCGTGCGATCCCCAACTGCGCGTCATACAGCACTCTGACGGCGCCGTTGGCATTCGATTCCACACTCCGCTTCATCCAGTCCATCGTGTCTTGGACAGCATACTGATTCACAGTATCCATCGCGAGCGTGCCGGTCTGTGCGCGGGCAGGCGCGACTCCGGTTCCCGGATCAATCCAGTCAACCGCCGCCATTCCGTAGATATCCGCAGTCGACTCGACTTCTTCACGAGTCCAGATCTTGTGGCCCTTCGGAAGCGTCGCCCTTTTCTCTGACATGAGTTGATTGAAGTGCGCCTGTGTCTCACCGATGATAGCGCCGCCGGGAATCGGGTTGTTATCCGCGTCGAACGTAAACGCCACATACTTATTCTTCGTGTAGGCGGGCGGAGTATACCATTCACGGCGAGCGATCTGATCGAGTCCGAGCGCAGTCCTCACCCTATTACGATCAGCTCGGATATACTCACTGGCTGAATTGAACCGAGTCATGAACTCAAGTCCAAGATCATCCAGCACGATCTCATTTCCGGTGCGAGGATTCTTCAGTATCTCCCCCGGCACTACCTTCCTTCCCAACCGCGTCTCATTGGCCAGCGTTTCTGCCAATTCAAACGCCCACTTCCCTCCGCCAGTCATCACCGGGCTGGCTCTCAAATCCCAACCAGATGTGTTGGAGAGGAACTGATTCAACAGCACCTTGCTCCCAGCTGCAGGGGCAGCGTTGAGCCGAGGAATCACATCGGCCATCTCGTTCTTGACGAGGGTTTGCAGATACGCATCGGTTCCGCGCGTCTTCTCTTCCGCTATCTTCAGGGCAGAGAGCATGACTTTCGAGTCGCGATACCGGTGTTCACGAGTCAGCAGTTCCCCCGCCAACTGTGTACCCCAATTCCCTAACCCCGTAACTTGATCGTCCGCGAGTCCACGGATATTCGAAGACTCCACGAAATTTGGCGAACTCACGATCTGTTTCGTGAAAGTCGGAAGCATCTGACCAGGGAGCGCATTCTCAGTCAAAGCGATGAACCGATGTGCCTTCAACTCAGCGATCTGCTCCGCAATCACACCCTGGTGGAATACGGGATTTGTCGGCGCCGTATCAAAGAAGGCAACCGGAGTGTCCATCCACTCCTTCGTCTGTTCCGAAAGATTGAAATTGAACATGTCGCCATCGAGATTCGGGACCGATTCCTTCAGCCTGAACCCGTGCTGGTTCATCATGTTGACTCGAAGCTGCTTCAGTTCAGCGAGTGTCGCGCCCTTGGTAGCCGCTTCCAACACCGCGCGCATCGTGTCGCCGGCGGGATCGTAGATTCGTTCGAGAGAACTCGGAAGCGGAAGGTTCAGCTTGAGTCGATTCCAGTATCCCCCAGCACCGGTATTCCCCAGCGTCCCAACGATCTTGGCTTTAGCCTGAATCGATGCCAGTTCCGCGTCTTCCGCACCCTGCATACCGGCTTGCGTCTTCCAGTCAACCACGCCGCCACGCTTCTCATACTCTCGGAACGCATCCAGCTGTGACCACGAAGCAGTCTTCGGCACAACGAGTGCTTGCTTCGCGCGCATCATCTTTTTCATCACCTCACCCATGCCCTCGACCGTTTCCAGCCAAGTGCTCGTGGAGAGGTTATGAATTTTGCCAGCATCCAGTGATTCATTCACTCGCCGTTTGCTGCCCGAAGTGAGGCCGAGCGCATAATCATGCACTCCAGTTGTCGGCTGCGAAACCTTGACTGAACCTCGCTTGTACTGCGCGAACTCAAACGCATCCGCAGTATCGGCCGGCAGCCAGCCCTTATTCACCAGCATCAACGGCTGCTGAATCTCCAGCTCCCTTGCCCTCTTCGCCAGAGCCGGATCGCCAGCTGCATACAGGGACTCGATGTGAATCTTCCGAGCCTCCATCGTGACTCGGAGAGGCGAACCGCTGTCCTTCGCAGCCGTCATTCTCTTCGCCCATTCCCCGCTCTGCTTCTGCAACCGAAGCAACTCCTTCCGATACGTCCGGACTTCTTGCGGAGTGTGCGATGCCTTGAATTTCTGCACCGAAATTGCCTGCGCATTCGGCTGCCCAGACTGTTTGAATGTAGCGCGAGCCGCATCCAGAAGCACATTCCCGGTATCGGCCGGCAAAATCACATCCGGCTTGATGTCATTCAAATCCACCCGATTGAACGTCCCGATCGAGTCCGCACCCAAGAGCAGAGTCGGATTCTCTTGACTCGCTTCCATCAGATGCTGGCCGTAGTTGTATTTCTTATCAGTGATGTTGACGCTGAACCCCGTGTTCTTATTCCCCTCGATTCCGCGCGTCGTCAGTTTCTGAAGAACCATCTGGGACTCTGCCAGATTCTGGTTCCTGAACGCGTCAAGTCTCCCGCCCAACTCAGGGCTCGCTGAAGTCGGGGTCTCCTGTCGACTCGCAACTCTCAGAGCCGTGTATACCGCCGACTCCTTCCCGCCACTCCCCGCTTTTTGCCCGGTGTTGAACGACGAGGGATTCTCTTCCCACATCCGCAATACATTCTGTGGGTCCATTGCCACCGCTCTCTGCGCCACGATGTTCTGGTCATTCAGCATCCGGCGCATCTCGAATCTCGACGCCACACCGCCAAGCGCTCCGCCAGCCGTGATACCGATTGAAGCCCAGAACAGGTTGTTCGCCATGTCATCGCCAACGATCAGGGAGTTCTGATTCATAGCAGCGATGATCGCAGCCTCCTCAAAAGCCGCGACACCAACGCCCTGAGTGGCGCGGAGTCCGATGTACTGGAGTCCCGGACCTGAGAGATACTTAAACGCTTGACCGTTTTGAGCAGCTTCTGCTTGCGCCGTGGCGAGTCTCGATCTGACGGATGCATTGACTCTTGCCCCTGCCTGCCAAAGCTTGGAACCGGAGATCATCGAAGATGAAGCGAGTGCGTTCGTGATTTTCGGGAGGACGAGCGAGGAGGCGATTCCGGCGGTAGCGATCGCGCCACCAATTCCTCCGACTGCCTCAACCATCGTAGAATTTGCGCGGTAGAATTGGGCTAAATCACGCCCGGCCTCCATCCCATACTCTTCCGTGAGGTCCCACATATCCCCGCGTGCGTTCAGGGGAATGTTGATTCCGATTGCGCTCTCAATCCCCCTGGAAGCAATGCCCCACGGGCTGGAGGAGTTCAGCACATCCACGAAATCAAGCGTCGCGGCAGCACCGGTGCGGAGAATCCATGGAGTCCACCCCATATTCTGCTGCTCACGATCCTGAACCTGCGAGTTGAAGAGCTGACGAGTCAAACCCATCTGCTGCGCCGCGGATAGTGCAAGCTGACTCTGCCCACCACCCAACTTCTTGGAGAGGTAATCAGGCTGAGTCGAATACGAGCTGAAGGACGGCATGTATGGTGTCCTTTACGGGGTGATTCCGAGGCGCGGGAGCTTATACTTCGGGCGGGTATTGTCATCCGAAGTCGGGTATCCTGGACCCTTCTTGAATTTCTGCCCACCCTTATACCAATCGAGATAGTCGGGCGTCGGGTTCTGAGTCTTCTCGTCATACCCCTCCCAACTGTAGGCGTAATAATAGGCTCCCCACCTCGCCAGCTGATCGACGTGATCGACTACGTCGCCGCGAGTCCGCTTCAGAGTCTTCAGCAGCGACACCACCCCTGGATCGACGTTGGGAGAGGGGTTGAGAATCCCGTTCTCCACGAATGCATTCGCATCCTTGAACCCCAGCCCACGCTGCTCCGCTTCCACCAGCAGCGGCTTGATGACTCCATCGAACACTCGACGCTTCTCATCCGGGCCGAGTTCCTTCGCCATATTTAGCATGATGATCTGGCTGGCTTCGGGATTCCCGCCGAAATTGATCATGCCTGCGAAGTCTTTCGCCTGCTCCTGCCGAATGTTGCCATCGGCTTGATACAGATTCAGACCGTAGTTCTTCAACTGCTCCTGCAGCCGGTCCTTCACCAGAGAATTCACCACGCCATCCGACACAGTCGCGCCACCACGCACAGTCGGATTGATATTCGAGATATAATCCATCCCCGACTGCGCCCACCATTCGGTGAGTTCGGTTCCGGCGCCTGGGCGATGAGCTTCGAGTTGAAGCAGGAGCTGCGTATTCTGACTCTGCTGCAACTGCGAGAACAGCGACTGCGCTTCGGCCGGATCGAGTCCTTCCACAGTCTCACCCTGACTGATCTTGAAGGCGTTCTCCGGAGTCAGTTTATTCCCTTCCGCCCAGACTGTGAATGCCTTCTGATCCGCGGTCGCAATGACCGACATGAATCGTTCCTTCCCCATGGACCGAAGCGGATGGCCGGGGAAGTTGATCTGATCGAGAATGGCGCCGTTCGATTGAGTAGCGCTCATCTCCCCGATGGTTCGATCGAGTGCTTCCTGCGCCGCTTCAGCACGGAGGAGCTTGTCATCAGTTCCGCCACCGATACTGCCCATGGAAGCAACTTTCTTCTGCTGATATCCCTGCGCGTAGTATTTCTGCACACGAATCGCGAGGTCAGCCGGAAGGACTCCGGAGAGTGATTTGTTGGAGCGTAGGCGTTCATCGAGAGCTGAGAAGAGATTCTCCGTCGGAATCGGATTGCCGCGGTAGAACTCCCGGTATACCTCCTGCATATTCGCGTCTTTGGTATCGACCTTGACTTGAGCATCGATCGCTTTGTCGAATGCTGATCGCGCAGCATCCAACATAGTCATACCAACCATACGATCGGTGGCCGGACGATCCGGACCAACCACGTTGCTGACGGTAGCGAGAGTCTGCTTGTATTTGTAAGCCGTCTGAGCCAACGGGGAATTCGCAGGGAATCGCGGCATGAGAGCATCGACTCGATCCGCCTCACCCATCAGCGCCTTCGTATCATACTGCTTGAACGTCTCTTCATTCACGCGGTTGGCAATGGTGTCACTTCTCGCAGCCAGCTGCCGTGAGTGCGCAGTGTCCACGATCGCCGGATCGTACTTCATCCCATCTTCGGGATCGATGTAATTGTTCGCACGGATCTCATTGATTCGTTCCAACGGCACATGCCCGAGCATCCGTTCCTGCGCGCGCTGGTCCATGATTCGGAGACGGTCGTTCACCGACTCCTGCGCCAACAACTGCTCGGCCTGCACGTTCTCCGGGCGCCGCTTCACATCATTGATCGCCTGCTCGCCGGGAATGTTCTTCACCAGCTCCTGCGCTTCGAATAGCTGGCGCTCTTGAATGAGTCCGCGATACTCCCGAGTGAATTCCACTTCGGAACGGTCAGTCCGGAGTCCCTTCAGCCGATCCAACGAGATATCCACGCCGCCGATATTCGTCTTCCCGCCACTCAACTGCGCCTGCGCGATTGCGGCGTCGAGTTGACTCGTATCCATACCGTTGGTCGCGAGTATAGTCATCGTCTCCGCGGCCTCGAAATTCCCGCGCATGATCTCGGCGGACTCACGAAAGCTCTTCAGCCGCTGAAGCGACAGACCCTCGATCGTTTTCATCTCCTCTACCTGCGAAGCACCCTCCATTGCTTCAGCCTGTAGGACACTCTGATTCGCGTTATGCAGCTGCCCAACCGCACCTGCGCGCTGCATGTCTTCCGATAACCGCTGCGACCGGCGCTGAGCATCGAATCGATTCGGGTCAATCATCTTCAACCCTTCGAGGGTGATTTGATCGAAAATGTTCCCGCTTTGCAGTTTCCGTTCACGAGTCACTGCCGCGTTATTCTGCTCCAGCGTATCCCTCAGGAATGTGAGAGACTGGCCATATTGACTCGTCAACCTTGCCGACTTCTCAGCAATCTGCCGCTGTCTTTGAGCCGCAGCCTCCTCCATCTGCCGCCGCTGTTCCGCGAGGGCATTGTGTTCGTCCATTTGACTCTGAAGAGCCTGGAAGTCAAAACCGGCCACTGGTTAGCCTCCACCTACTTGAAGAAATTCTTGAAGAAGTCACCGAGGTAGTCATTGTCGGGAATCCCCTGCGCACCCTTCGTGCTGGCCGTGCTCTTGCCCCAGCCATGCTCCAGAGTCTGGCTCTTCCCTGTCTGCGAGGCACCGCGAGTGGCGCCGATGAGTCCGAGCATGGACTCCACCAACGATCCGCCGAGCCCTTGGATACCTTCGGTCAGCTGACCCTGCTGCGCCTGACGAATCTGCTCACCCTCCCCATATGCCTGGGAGAAGACGCCACCGAGATTCGCGGCCGTCGTATTCCGCATTTTGTTCGCCATGAGAGCGTTCATCGAGTTCCCGCCCTCGCTCACCCCCGCTTGAGAAAGCATGGAGTTGATGCCGGACTCGAGATCAAGTTGCGCCGCCGAAGTAGCCTGGTCACGAATCCCCGACGCGTACTTATCCACATCGAACTGCGGGTCCTGCGACTGCTTCATCAGCTGCTCGAGTCGGCCCTGAATCGCATTGGTCCCACTCTCGAACTGCCCAGAGTTCATCTGCTTCATGAACAGCCCTTCGAGGCTCTTCAGAAGCTCCGGGGAGAGATCTTGAGAATCAGCCTTCGACCAATTCTCTTTCCACTCATTCCACGACTCGTGCTGAGTCTGCTTCTTGTTCCCACCGAACAAGCCGCCGAGACTGCCGAGGATTCCAAGAATGCTTTCGAACATCTGAATATTCCTCTTAGACCAAGCTGAGCGGGTTGACGGTAGGGGTGATGAACCCCTTGTGTTGTGCACGAACGCGGTCACCGACTGGTCCGGTGCCGATTCCATACTCGATGGCGATCAATGGAATCCCGTAAAGGGTGGTGGCTCCGTAAACGTCGGCGTAGTTGTCTTGACTCCCCACTTTTGCAACTTCCGCGGCATATGCTTTGCCGTGATATTTGAATAGCATGTAGGCGTGTGTGGCGTAGACCAAGGGATTCTCAGGGGAACCATTCCCGGTCGACTGACTCCACATGGCAAGGAATGCTTGCCCGTTGGTGAGTGCGGCGACTCGGGCATCCAGCGTCCCCACATATGCTGACGGGGCGCCGAATATGTATCGCAGGCTTGCGCCACCTGCCAAATTATTATCATCGTCGTCGTCACCATCCACCAAACGCTTCAACGCCGTGAGTGCTTCCTGCACATTCTTCGCCGGAACCGCTGCCACCACCGGGTCAGTCGTGGCCTCGGTGAAATTCAGTCCGGGGATTTCGACGATCGGAATCAAATCTGCCCGGTAGGCGCCGATCACAATCCAGCTGGTGTCCACCTTCATCAAGAGGGCATGTACTCCAATCAGCGCCGTCTTCTCGATATTCGAGACGTTGCCGGCCAGAAGAATCGGCTTCCCCGCCTGCCCATTGATCGAAAGCGTCGCCGTATTCAAGACGTTGATGTGGAATTTGACTCCCAGCAAAGTCCCATTGACCGCCTCTGCCGGCCACGGAATATCGGTAACTGTTTCCGGCTCTTCTGACTCCTCGTCCTCCGGATCGTAGTCCGGATTGGCGACTGGAATCGAGAGAGTCAGAGCGATGTTTGTGCCCGCGGTGACGAGATAACGAATCCCACTCGCGCGCAAATCCGAGACCTGCTTGCTCAGCCACGCCGTATCGATCTTAATGCTGGTATTCGCTGCCGTCGCCAGCCCATTGGTGACGATGACTCCGCCATTCACGTCAGCCGTAATCTCTCGGAGCTCATACTGGCGGTCACCGATTCGCACCAGATACCCAAGCTCTCCCTCCGCGAATGCAACCTCACCGAATTCCGAATCCTTGCTCATGAACAGCAAGAGGAGCTGTTGAAGGTTCAGAATCCGGTGCCCGCCCGGCGTCACGCCATCATGCAGCCGCAGCTCCCATCGACTCGTGTCAACGGTAAGCTGACTCGCCGGTCCGGTGTAAGCATCGTTTGTGGCGGTATCAGCACGAGGATTGAGCAGAGTTTTCACGATAGCTGTCCCTGATAGTAGACCGTCGCCTCAAAGAGTCGGATGTGAAACCCGTCTCCGACTTCATTTGCTGTGAATCGAATACGATGGAAAAAACCGCTGGTCATAAGAACCCAGAGAATCCCGGCTGCCTGCTCATTGGCCATTTCGGGAGTCGTTACGATTTCATCATACAGACCGTCCAAATCACTCGCAACCGTAATTCCATATTCAATGAAATTCAGGAATGAGTAAGGGCCGTTCGACTCAAACGTCGTCTCTGCCACCCCAAACCCGGCGCCCTGCAAATCAAGAGTCTCACCGTCTTCCAACTCGTCAAGTTCATCCGGCATCGAAATCACTCCCGATTATGTTCAAGCAGTTAGTGTCTGGAGTTGCGCATCCGATACTGGGGAGATAACGCGAACGGAACGAATGAACTCCCCAGCACCCAAATACACATCGTCGGAGATAATGTGGCCGATTTGAAGCAGGACAGACGGGATGAAATCCTCCCAGAGCTCGTTCGTTGTCGTCGTTGTGTCGACTGTTTCCCCGTTAATCACAACGGCATAGTGCCTGGAGTCGCCGTCTTCACGTCCGAGCGTAACTCCGACTTTCACGATCGATGTTGGGGCGGCTTGCGTCGCTTCCAACGAATCACCAAACGGAATGTTCAGCGCCACCGTTCCGTATTCAGTCATCTCCAATGTGATCGCGAGACTTTCGGGCGCCCCCGTTGTCAGGTTGAATAGCGGACCGCTGACTCCAGCCGTAACATCCACATCCATGATGATGGTCACGCCACACACGAGTGCAGCAGCGAACAGCTCCGCGGTCGGGGATTGCCCGGGGATTCTTGGCCTCCCCTCTCCTGCACTCCATACCTGCAATCCATCCGCGAACACTTCGGCCGCCTCGAACAAGATCATGGCCTGCGCGGCCAGGACCGACTCAGCGTTCACCGTATACGCCCCCGTCAGGTAATTCGCGGTGAGTTCAAACGGATCGCAGGTATACGGATTCGGGATAACAATCTCTCCCATATCAATTTCGTTCAACCCACTCCACGATGGACGAGACGGAATGCCGCCAACAAACATCTCCTGTATCTCGTGCAGAGAGTCAATTTCCGGGTGCAGTTCGGCTGGCTTCACATAACCGATCTCGACATACGAATCCAGTCCCACATACGACCCACCTGCACGTTCACGCCAACGAGAATAGTCGACGAATCGATGCGCAACGCCGTCATTATCCACATAGCCGAACGCGCCGCGCTCATTTCGGTAACGGATGATTCCGTAATGCCTCTCGTCAAATGATCCCCAGCGGTCGAGGGTCAGCGAGAGAAGGAAGGTGTTGACGTAGTGATTCGTGGTATCCCGGCACTGCACATACAGTATGTCATATTCAAGAATATAAGTCAGTCGGACTTGGAGGAAATTGCGATCCGAGAGACGTCTCCGGAAGAACTCGTTGAACAGCGGTGTCAACGGCACAGGCTGCGAAGCATTCCCCGTTCGAAACAACCCCTGTTTCGTCATGATTACCTGGCTACCATCTGGCAACCGCTCAATTCCCCATGCGCCGAGAGGAATCTGTCGCGTATGCATCCGGTCATAGCGAAATACCGTGTCACCGCCGATGAACTCGACGATCAAGCAATCGTTCTCCGTCCAGACCAACACGCCGTTTTGATACGGTTCCATGGTCACAGGCCGACCATGGACTCGATCACTCAACAGCTGCTGACCAGCGCCGCCGAGCTCGGGAATCCACCGCTCAGCATTCGACGGGGAGCTCCAGCCGAGATATTTCCTTCCCAGAATCACTAACCGCCCAGACGTCTCCGCCACGGCGATAGGCTGGTAAGGAATCCCGGGAATATCCTCCTGCGTGCGGGGGATAAAGAGCCAATCGAGTCCATCGCGCCCGGCCTTGAAGAGCCCGAAGTCGTAATGCGCGAAATAAATCCCTTTCGAGAGATACGCCGCAGTCCATTTCTTTCTCCACGGATCAACGGCAGTGCCGTATACCGGAGTCAGATCATAAATCTCAACAAACTCCAGCGTATCATCACTCAACACCCAGATTTTCGTCGAAGTGAATACAAACGACTGCCCGCCGATCTCAATCGACTGCACGACTCCATCTGGCTGCTCAATCACCTGCCCATTCGCAAGCAGTCTTGTTCCGAATCCCGACTTCGGACCTTTCGAGTCCCACATGAAGTTCCGACCGCTTAAAATGCGCGTGTCGTCGATCGGGCGACTCTCTATCGCCGGATCAATCCCCTTGATCTCTTGGATTCTATGACGAACTTTTGGCATCGTTCAATCCTCAAGATTTCGGATATGCAGCAGTCGGGACTGTGAAACCAGAGTTAGACTTATAACGTGCAACTCCCTTAGTGATTCGCAACTCATCAATGTGCCCTGCGAAATCACTAAGGTTATTGGCTGAAAGACCCACGCGGAAAGCAACCGTGGAGTTATTCAGTGTTTGCGTGGCCGGAGTCGCCGTACCAACCATAACACCGTTAATATATAACCGGAAGACCCCGGCAGACGATTTATCTACCGCGAAGTGATACCACGTGTTGGTGGTGATTCCTGCGCCAGAGCTAGTGATGATCACGTTCGGTCCGCCAGAAGCGACTCGATAGTAGAAAACCAACTGCCCGGACTCAACATACACCGCCCATGAAATCTGTGTCCCGATCGACCAGCCAGCTTGCCCGCAGATGAATCTGTCGCTAGAAAGCGCGGTTGCCCTAAACCACCCCTCTACAGTAAATTCATCCGCAACTGAATTAAACAGATGCCAGTCATTGCTATCCGCGGCTTCGACGGCATCATTGATTCCATCGAAAAACGCAGAAGCCCCGCCAAACACAAACTGAGAAGTGCTCACCTTCGCGTTATTCACCGGAGTAAGTGTGCGCCCGACAGGAGAATCATCCGTGAAGCTCGTCGAGTTATTCGCTCCGTCGAAACTACAAAGAAATACCACACTCGAAAAATAAGGATCGTGCAGCGTCAACGGGTCAGTCAAGTCCCCGCCGCCATACTCAAACCCGCCAGGAGCCATTGGAATCCGACCCACTGTGACACGCATCACTGATGCGCCAAACTCATATCCAGCAGGAGTGAAAGAATACGAAGCTTCCTGATACAAGCCAGTAACGCCATACCCCATTCCCGCAATACCCATGCGGTATGAATCCTCCGGCCCTATAACCTGGACCGTGCCAATATAAGCCCTCCGCGCCGGATACTCTCCGATGTAGAGGACTTGAGGATTCAGACCGCGATAGAAAGACGCCATGGGAGATCAGATCGGGGAGAGGAAGATCGCGCCATTGACCGGATCGAAGTCGAGCGTGATCTGCTGAGTGTCGAGCAGCGTGATCTCCGCACCGATATCGTAGCCGACGATCAGCGAATCGTTCGTCGACGTATCGTTGTAGATCACGACATGCCTGAACGGCCCAACCGAACCACCACTCGCCAGCACATTGAAATCATCGATGATGACCGTGAGGAGTCCCCCCACCTGCGCCACGCTCGGCACATTCAGCGTAACCGCCGGCAGATTCGTCATCGAAATCGGCGTGAGATCAGCCAGCTTCGAATCAGCCGCATAGTTCGGAATGTTCGCGTGCGAGCACAGTGTGATCTTGAGTGTGTCGGTGTCGAGATTGTGTTGCTTCAGCGCCAGATCGAGCGCAAAATTCTGGAAGAAGGTCGGGGTTGCCATCTGAGTCTCCTGTTCCTTACAAAGCGTTCATGATCGGCGCACCGAGTGCATACCCGATAGGGAGCATGACGATCCTCGCAGGTGCAATGATATAAAGAGTCTGATTGTCGGGGTAGACGATTGCGTCGTATTCATCTTGAGTCAAAACATGCACTGTCCTGACTCCGATTCCAACCAGCGCATTCGGAGCCACATCATTACCTGCGGCAATCAACGTGCCGCCGGGAGTGACTCCGTCATGAATACGCAACCGCTTCAGGTCCGTATCATACGTGATCTCGCCGTCGAGCCCTGTGTAGATCAGGGAATCTTTGGTCGATCCTCGGCTAGGCCTTAGGATTGCCATTGCTCGACTCCTGAATCTGCTGCACCATTGCAGTCAAGTCGGTGACCTGACTGCTCTTTTCCTCAAGAGCTTCCCGGAGAGCCGCAACCTCGGTAGTCGCTGCATCGAGCGCTTTCAGAGTCTCAGCATTGATCGCCTTCACCACCATCGAAAGCGGCCAACCAGCAGCTTCCGCTCTCGCCGGAGTCAGCGCATCCGAAATTGACCGCTTCATCGACCCATCAGGATTGAAGGGATCGGGCTGCTGAAATCCGATCCTGACATGGTATTCCGGGGGAGACTCACTGCCCTCCCCACTCGGGGGACGACCGCGGTAGGTGAATTCTTCCAGCCAATATTCCATTGTTTGAATCCCTATGCCACAGCCGTTACATTCGTTCCAGCGATTTTCCACGCGGCGCCGTTATCCGTCACCAAAGAACCGGTTCCGAGACCAGCGCCTTCCTGGACTCCGGCGCCGTTGAATGCCCTGCAATTCGAAGCCCAGCACGTGCGACCAACGATACCAGCGGTTGGGAGAGTCCCCACGGTATATGAGCGATGAATGAGGTTACGAGCGGAGGTGATGACGTCGACTCCACCCATCTGGAACGAGGCAGTCGACACCAAATCCATCACGGCAGAAGTCAGCAGCAACCCAGTCACAGTCGTTGCCGTGGTGGCCGGAGTCACGTTGAAGCTGATGCTCGTCCCATGTGCAGTATCAGTCCAAAGCTCTGTCGCCCGAGCCGTGATTCCGACTCTCGAATTAATTGAGTAAACGGTCGTACCAAAACCGAATCCTCCGATATTCATGATTTGATCGCTGGCAGAAAGCCGGCTCGGAGCAGCAGCCGTTCCGCGAGCTTTCCTGAATGTGACAGTCGGTCCGCCAGCGCCTGTATTATAGTTGTCATACAGGACACGAGTCACCCCACCACTGTCCGAAACAATAAAGGTCGTCCCGGAAGCTGGAGTCTGCGGAGTATGTGCGCTGCCGAGGAAAGAATAAATACCCACCCCCGTGTCGCCGGTTCGAATCAGTTTCGTGTCGTCAGCTGCATCCACATACCCTTTCGTGGTAGCGTGCCCGGTGTTGACGGGAGAGCCAGACAGAGTCAACGACCCCGTCATCGTATCTCCGGCTTTTGCCACTTTCTCCGAGTCAAGCTCCGCGATAGCCGCGCTCACATTCGTCGCAATAATATTCCCATCAGGCGTATGCCCCACACTCGTCCCAGCCAACCCACTGAGCGTGAAATCCTTTACCAGCTGGGCGGTGATTCCAACACTGCCAGCACCCTGCCGTCCGTGCCACCCCTCCGTGCCCGCCAGTGCGGTGGCGAGACGATTCGCAATCAGCTGGGCAATCGTGATCGGTGTTCTGGCCATCGTTAGATTCCTTCCACCGCAATGTAATTATTACCGTTCTCGGTCACGATCAGCAATCCATCCTGCGTAATCTCAAACGAACCGGTTAGATCAAGATCCATCGAGTCACCGAGCAACCCGTAATCACGATCGATATGACCGCCATCCCAGTATTCAGGAATATCCCCACGCAGCAGAGCCTGAACAGTAGGACTCGAAGCAATTATCCTTAGACTCACTGCCTCCGAGAGCGTGAATGGTGCGGTTAACGCCAACCATTCCTCAATCGTGCCTGTGAATCCAAAGAGAACCGCGATCTCATACGCACTGAGGCCGTTCGATCCACTCAATCCCGGCGCCCCAATCGCGCCAGCCGCACCCGGCGATCCAGGCTCACCTGGCGCCCCAGGAGTCCCCGCCGGCCCCTGATCCCCTTTATCGCCGCCCTGATCCGCACGAGTCCCGAGAGCCTGAACTTCCGCGTTCAGGTCCTGCAGGTCCTTGATGAGTCGATTCCAATCATACGACGGTATGCGTAGGAAACGATTCTCTTGGTTCGTGCGAGGAACGGGAGGGGCAACCATTAACCGTCAACCCACCATGCGGGGCGAAAGGAGTCCATGGCTCGGTGAAGTCCCATGCCGTTGTCCGGGGCTCTTTAGCCACGTGGCTTCTTTGCTGTTGAATGCGTCGAGGAATGTCGACACACCCTTCAACAACCCCGCGGCCATCCCCATAGCATCGCTCGGGCCGTCATCCGTCTTCACGCCATCACGCGGGAGCAGATTCAGATCCGCCGGATCAATCTTTCCATCAGACACTTCCAGTCCCGGCTTGCCGTCGACCCCTGATTCCTTCTTCACTCCAGGTCCGGTCGGCATGGTGAGGAAATCCACAACACTGAGGGCACCACCACCAGAATCAGCAAGTTTTCCATCTGATGTGATCCCCGCAGCCGTGCCCTGCGGCACTGAATACTTCTGCCCAGCCTCGGCCGTGAGTGCCAGCATTACGTTATCCAGCACTCCACCATCCGCCGGCGCCCCCTTTTCGTTCCTGGCATAGAGAGTCGAAGGCCCTGCCGCCTTCACATTCATATTCCTCGCCCAGTTTACCGTGTTATTCCAGCCGTGCCCACCGCGAGGATTCTTCGACGTCCATCCCGAAGGACGCGCCATCGAGATCACAGCCTCCGCCGCTTGCTCAGGAGTCTTTGCGGCCAGGAGCTTCGAACCGTATTTACCCTCACCACCGATCTTCCCCTTCGCTTCGGCAGCAAAGAATCGCGCCTGCGTCTCCACATCCTGCCAGTTCTTGCCGCCGAATCGCTTCAGATTATCGAGCCGATCGCGGTTCCATTGGAAAATCCCCTGCGAATGCAGCCCAGGCCCAGCGTCATTCTTGTTGATGGCTTTGGGGTTGAATCCCGACTCCTGCCGAATACGAGCCAGCGCTCCCTTTGCCGCGATGTCGCTGAATCCCTCACTCAGCAACGTACGATAGATGATCGGAGCGTTCTTCGCGTAGCTGGACTTCGCCATCACAATGCTCCGTCTTTGTGGGAGTCACGCCGTTCCTGCACCACCGACTGCAATGAAGCGGTTAGTGCGGAAAGCTGAGTCGACAAGGCGACGATCGTGTCTTGCAATTTATCGTGCTTTCCGAGAAACGACTGCTCAAAGGACTGAAATCGTGCAGCGTCGTTCCGCTGCTGCACCTCCAGAATCCCGAGCTGACGTTGAGTGGAAGAGATTGCGGCCCGATCCGACTGCAATCCCAGCACGATTTGCGTGAGCTTGTCGTCCAGAATTTTGTTCTGCAACTCAAACTGCTTCGTCGTTGCAGTGAGTGCGGCGGTCTGCGCCTTATCCAACTGCGCGATGTTGTTGCTGGTCAGAGTCGCCAGCAACCCAACAGTCGGCAGAAAGAGAGCCATGGAGATTCGAGCCGCAGCGGCCAACAAACTGCTATCCACGATTTTCTGCGCCGTTGTCATCTTATGCGCTCCCGACTGAATGAGTTGGGGATTTTCATTCACAGGGATGAATCAGTTCGCGTTCTTCGGCGCGAGATACGTGATCACCGCCGGAACAAGAATCGCGACGGCATATGCCGCCACGTATCCATACCAGGGAGTCCCGTCGGGCATGAATGGCAGCGCCATCGTTCCCACCGTGCCACCGCCGATTCCTGCGGCGATGGCCTTGCTCACTTTCTCCATCATTCCATTCCTTTCTCTCTGAGTTTAACTCACACTCCCGGCCTGGACGTGCATCCAGTCGCGACCAATGGCGCGCCCGAGACTCGTCCAGCCGTGATCTTCCCAAATGTCGAAGAACTGATCGTAATCCGCGCGGCAGAAGAGTGCGTTCGGGCAACGAGTCGTCAGCCCATTCGGCGCCGCGTAGAAGTCGATTGCTGCTCCATAGGCATGAGTCGACCAGCTCGTCCCACCGCGCATCAACCGCGGGACATACGAACCAGCAAACCGATCGAGACCGAGGATGCTGAGTCGTTTCTCCCCATAATGCCGACCGATATGCTTCAGCGCATCCTCTGCACTCTGAGCGCACTTCTCATGCAGTCGGATCGTTTTGACCTTCTGATTCAGGTTCCAATCGATCCGCATCTGATACGGTGGCACGATGCTAACGAGCCTTGACTCGGCAATCCCACCGACTCCAGGCGCTCCGTAGAACTCCCGGAATCCACTCTGTGTCGGAAATTTGCTCTTGATCGGAGCACGAATCGGATCGCTCGGCAGAATGAGTACCTGGCCGGTCCGCTGCTTGTGATCCCATTCAAGAAAAGCGTTCTCGGAGTTGTGGCCCCAATAGCCATCGATCGTTCCCGGTTGATGCCCACAGGCTTCGAGCCAAATCTGCCCGGCCGCAATCGCTTTCCGGTCGTTCGGCCAGCCACGAATCCGCTCCAACTGGTCGAACTCGCGCAGGATATTGTAGACGGCCGTTTCGGTTTTTTCACCGAATATGCCATCAATGACTCCCTTATACCCATACAATGGGGCGGAATAAATTCGCTGGAGATTCTGCTTCAGTCCTTTCGAGAGACTCACTTGCATGTCATCACCCCCCATAGACGGTGTTAAGTTCCATAGACTCGGAGTTGATGCATTGAGCCCTCTGGGAGGCATACATCGAATAACTCGTCCGAGTCCTATCCATCTCGCCGAGACGAGCGAATACCTTGTTCCTTACTCCCTGCTTCAGCATTTCTGCCCAGCGTTGAATCAGCCAATTCGTCGTCAACTCCAGCGCGGTCGCCTGCAACTCAGGAGTCGAATTATAATCCACCGCTCCAACCGTTTGAAAACTCGGAGACTCTGTTTCCACATTCCAAACCATCGGCCTGGCTGCGGCAGCGTAATACAACAGAGTCTTCGGGTATTCAAACCACGATATTTTTGCCTTGTTGGTGGCATTGAGTCCACCAAGCGCAATCGTCTGTCCACTCCGGTACCAATAATACGGCGATCCTTGCAGATGCGGAGCATACACTTTCGTGGGCGCACGCTTGACTGCATACACTCCGAAATCCGAATAATAAATCGCATCGACTGCCTGGAATCGCGTAACCTTCGGTATCTCCCAGAGAGCAGGCGGGCTCCCTGAAATCGTCACCTCCACCTCCAGCCGATTCGAATCGTAATACACCGGCACTTGCGTCTGCTCGTGCATGTGAACTTCACGAATCGTCGCGTTGAGGTAACTCGAAATCGTCACGCGCAAATCCGGACGGAGATGCTCGACGGTGAGTTCATCAACGAGTTGGCTGAAGGTGGACATGATGAGTCGACCTTACTGCGTGGGCTGCGCGGGCGACACCGGCTTGTTGAGGAAGTCGAATCCGGCGAGCGGGTCCTTCTCCCCGGCGCTGTCCAGGCCCTGCGGCGAATCAATCTCCAACCCACCGCCGGTCGGATGGCTGAGATCGAACGGATCGACATGACCACTCTGATCCAGAGCCGCCGGCCGCATCACGCCGGTGCCCTTCGCCGACGAAGGAATCGTGCTCGAACCCTGAGCGCCGAGAACCACGCGGCTCTGCTTCCTCGCCTGCGTGAACGGGTCCGATTCCAGCCGACGCATGGCCTCCTCGTTCAGCTCGGTGATGTCCTGGCTGATTCGCCGCGAGAACTTCGAAACGATATCGATGAACTCCACCCTCTCCGCTTCCGAACGGACGACGAGTAGATGATTCTTGAACTCGAACTTGCCGACGCGGTAGTTCTTGATCTTCCGATGTTTGAATGTGAAGGTTGGCATTGACGACTCTCCTGAAGATTTGGTGGGGACTATGTTTGCATCGGGGCCGGCACAAACCCCCAGAAATTGCCGGCCCCGACTATCGAATCAACACCGCCGGCTGGAGGAGTGTGAGCGGCGCTGATTCGAATTACGGCTGGATCGACGGAACCGGAGTCGTCACATCCCGCAGAATGCCCATCGTCTCGACGCCCTTGACCTCGAAGCCCTGCTCGATGGCGATGTAGCCCTCGGTCGAGTCCGTGCCGTTGTTGTTCTGCTTTTTCGAAGAGAACTCCTCCGACCAGGAGTCGCGCAACACGCGCCGCTTGATGAGGCCGGGGTGCAGCACATAGAGTTCCTGGTTCCAGATCGCGTTCTCGACCATCATCGGATGGGTGATGAGATTCAGCTGGCCGTTGAAGAATTTTAGCTTCGTGATCTGGATACCGAACTCGGATTCGTTCGCCTCGATATTGTAGGTGGCGTCCATCATCGCCATCTGCTGGATTCGCTCCAGGAACAGCGAGCCGCAGAACGCGATGCGCTCGTTCGGCATTCCCTTGACACGACGGTCGAAGATTCGCCGCATGAAGTTCTGCATCCCGAACAGCGACATCTCACCCGCCTGGCCGAGATATGCCGCCGATTCGACGAGGCCGCCGAACTGTTCGATCTGGGTCAGGATGCCGTCTGAGAGCCGGAACTGCTGGTTGCCGATGACTCGGACATCCTTCTTGCCCCAGAGGAACGCACGCTCGATGTCCTCAGCGTGATAGGCGAGGCACTGCTCGCGATTCATCGCCATCTGGCTGCCGGTCGTGAAGTCGATCGCCGTCGCCGTCCCGGTGATTGCCCAGCCATTCTTGAAGATCTGCACGTAGTTCGTGCGAGTCTCGCCACGCTGCGCCACCGGAGTGGGTTTGCCGGAACCTTCCGCGAATCCCGTGCCGATCGACTGAAGCGTATCGCCGCTGGTGACTTCCGCCGCCGTGGTGCCGCCGATGCCGCGAATCACGGTCACGTTCACGCCGCTGATCGCGGTGATGAGCATGTATTCGCCGGAGTCCTCGTTCATGATGATCGTATTCGGCGTCCAGATGTTCGCGTCGACAACGTCGAAGTCCGTCGCGGCCGCATTCACTGTCTCCGCCGAAGCGGTGTTGCCGGAAATCCACGAATCCTCGATCCAGCTGAACGCGGTATCGTGCGCCGGCGCCGACTGCATTCCGGACGAGAGTGCCAAGAGCGGAGCCATTCCGCCGGGCATGGTGAGAAGGACTCGGGCAGCGAGATCGGTCTGGCGATCGCCGACGATTCCCGAGTGAGAGGCGAATATTCCACGGACAGCCATCTGAGAATCTCCTGTTCGGTGCCGTTTTGAAATCTCGGCTAGGAGAATTACCTGCCGAATGCTGAGTAGACTACCCCATCCGGCAGGTAAACTCAAGCGGAATGATGCTATGCGCGGCGATTCGGAAGGGGGCTGTACAGGTCGAGTGCGTCGCGACCCTCCCGCCTAGAAGCCCCCTCGGAAGGGTCCGTTTGATTCCTCTTCACCTTCGTCGACTTGACGCCCATGGCATCGAGCGCCTTCCGGACTCCATCTGCCGCCGCTTTCGCGTTCTTGCCGTGCTTCTTCTGCGCCTGGACGAAGAGCGAGTTGACGAGTCCGGAGAGCTCCGGATCGTTGACTTCTGGAACGACCTCGGCAAGAGTCGATCTTGCGTTATTCCCCTGACCGAACTCCTGGAGAGAGCTCTGAATCTGAGTCCGGATATCCGCCGACATCTGCGTCAACGCCTGCTGCATGGGCTTGAATGCCATCTGCATCGTCGCCACAGCCGTCTTGCGCTGCACAGCAGTCATTGCCGCCGCGAACTTCGCCGGATCATTTACGTCGAAATCCTCACCGAGATCTTCCGGAGTGATCGTGAAGCCCTTGAGCATGCTCTGAATCTCGGCCGCCAGCTTCTTCTCCGGCGTGTCGGCGTTGGGGTCGGCGGTCTTCTTGGTGCCGTCGGGATTCAGATCATCGCCCGCACCATCGTCGTCGTCGTTTTCGTCTTCCGCGAACAGCTCCGCGAGCGCGCCATATTGCGAATCATCGTCCTGATCGACGAAATCATCAGCCCCGCCGCCGCCGCCGCCGCCACCGCCATTGCCGTTCTGATTCTGTTCCTGCTGATTCGGTTGCTGAGCCGGTGCTGGCCTCTGCCCTCCACCAAACATACCGCTGAACATTCCGCCCGTTGCCATGATTCTACTACCTTCCGCTCTCTGTGAGGATTTCTCTGATTTCACGTGTGAATGCCTCAATTGAATTGAGACCGGTCACGGCTTGACTCAAATTACTCAACTGATCGAGCGGGGTCCCCCTCGCTTGACTCACTAACGATTCCGCAGCAGCTCGCTGCATACGCTCCAGCATCCCGGTGACTTCCAGAGTCTGGAAAGCGGCGAGAAGCTTCGCCTTATCATCCGGAAGATACGCCGAGTATATCTCTTTGAGCTGGAGCATCACGTCGATCCGAACACTTCATCCAGCGCTGCATAGACCTTCCACGCCGAATCAAGTCTCGTTTGCGCCTGATATCGCTCCTGCCAGTCTGAAGGCGGTTTCGATTCGAACTCCTGCAGGATCGCCTCGAGTTGCTTGATCTTCTGCCGCATCGCGATGAAGAACAGCTGATCCAGCGCATTCTCGAACGGAAGCGTCAGGATCGTGACAGGTTGAATAGTGCGATTCAATCGCACCGCACCACCTGACTTCGGAGACATGGCAAGAGCGGTATGCTTCGCAGCATCCTCACTCCCATCCACATGCTCCAATTTCCCCTTTGGAGAAAAGACTCCGAAGAAACCCGCAACAATACCGTCCATGTTACCCTCCAGTTAGATTCCCATGCCTTCAGGCGGCATCTGACTTCCTGCGGTGGGAGGACCTCCGGGGAGTCCTCCAGCACCAGCCGCTCCTCCGAGCGCACCCGCCAATGCACCGGGCTGCTGTGCCTTCACGAACGAACCGAGATCCGTCGGAAGGTTGAGCAATTGACTCCAGAACGTGAACAGTGCCGCGATGTCGAATACGGCCATCGCCTCCTGATTCTGGATGATCGAGAAGATGATCTCCCGCAGTTCCGCAGCCGCCGCTTCGGCGTTCAACGACTGGAGTCCAGAACCGAGCAGCGTGGCGACCGCTTCTTCCTTCAGCCCCTCGAGTCCATCTGCATCATTCGCCGCGAGATTGCGATAGCACTGCATCCGCATCGGATTGAACATATTCGCGTCGAGCGTCCGTGCAGTCATGTGGAGGCGACGATGCACTCCTTGCATAACAGCACTGACCTGATTCTTCACCGCCCGGTCAATACTCGCAATCTGGGCAGGCATTGCCTGACTCGGGAACAAACTCCGGCTCACTCCCAGCACTTGGTCGAGCATTTGCATCGATTCCTGGACGCCGGTATTCGAGTCGAGCCCGATCAGCCCCGTCCGAACATCTCGCCCTGGAACCTTCGACTTCATCCAGCCAGCGACTTCACCGTGCTCGAACTGGCTCGTATCGAACATGGAAGGATCGACGCCCTTGAATCCCCAGATATTCTTTCTCGCCCCCGTCACGAAGATGTTCATGAGAAACGAGCCAAAGCGCTGGAACGGCTTCAGTAACTCCATCACACTCCGCTGCGCTTCCTTCATATCATCCTGCGTCATATAGGCGAGATAGTGAGGAATCTGGGGCTCCTCATCCTGCACAGTAGCCATGACCGGTTCAGCCAGCAATACCTGGCACGAATCAGCAATGATGAACCGCCAGAGTTGATAGCCCTGGCCGCGCGAATCAGTGCCGACGCTGCCATCCGCACCAGTATTCGCCGAGCCTGCCGTTTCCGGAACGAGACCGAACTGCCAGGGATTCAACCAGCAATACATCTCGGTGATCTCGAAACCATCTGTTTCTTCCTGGCTGTCATCTTCGAGTCCGGCGCCGTACGACTCCCAGTTCACGGTCTGAGCGTTGTCGGTCCCGCTGCTCTGCTGATCACGGCCGTCGATGGTGAGTCCGACATGCGTCGGCGGAGAACGATAGAACGTGATCGAACGTTTCGAGTTCCTACGCAGTTCTTTCTCTTGCTCCATGTATGTCATCAGCTGTGTGACTCGCTGCAACTCCCCCTTCAGAGCCTTCCGCTGCACCCAGAACTGATTCTTCAGGCTCACGCGCGCCGCCCACTCCGCATCCGTCGACACCTTGCTGATGTCCGTGATCGAAGTATCCCACAGGTAATTATACATATCAATGGACTCAACACGATTCCCAGGAGATGCCAACTCACCGATTCCGCCACCCGGTTCCATCCGGACTGCGAATCCGCCGACATTGTACTTCGCGAGAGCACGCAGAGTCTTGCACACCTCGGCATAATACCCACGGGATTTCGTATCCCGATTCATCTTCTTCCCCAACTCCACGATGCCCCGCGAGTCGTCCTTTTCCGGAGAGTCGGGACCTTTGGGGGACTCGGGAGTCACGAAGAAATCCCTGCGGTGCGGAGCGAAGACCTCGGAGTAGAAACTCACGAAATCTTCCAGGTGAGCGGCGAGAATCGGGAGATTCATCGCGATCGGAGCCTGCCGACCGGTGTTGTCCTCGGTCAACTCACGTTGCGTGTCGTCGGCATTGAGTTTCTGCCAGGTGGAGATCAGTTTGTCGATGCGGGAATAACGATTGAGTCGCGTCGACCTATTGGAATGCGTGGTCTTGAGCCGGGAGACGAGATACCCGATCAGCTCCCCATGATCCTCGTCGCTCATGTCGTTTAGAGTCCCCGGCACAGCCGCCAGTTTGAAGTCCGGACGCCTCAGCGTCTCGTTAGTGCGCACATGCATCGAGCTCTCCTACAGTTCTTCTGCCGAATAAGTTTGAATCTTGTTGCAACAACGCACCTGCGATATCAGCACGCCCTTGAGACTGAATCGATTCCCCGAAAGCACTCCAAACAATCGGACCGAATGCAGCCGAGTCGCACAAATCGTCATGATCCTTTGTATCCGGGGAGTAGTCTTCGAGTTTGAGTCGAATATCCACCTGATCCTCTGTCATCGCGTATGAACCGGCACCGCAAGAAGTCCTGAAGGCGATAATGCGCGATGATTTCGTGTTCTGCCCGGTAAAGACAGGCAGCATGAGGAACACGTCGGGATTCACCTTCCGATCCAACAAAAGGAGGCGGAACAACGGGATCAGAAGCCGCTGCGCCGCCTGAGACTCGACGGCCCAGGAGGTCAGATTCCAATAATAGCTCAACTCGACCATATTGTCGAGGATCTGGTTCTCGGTGAATCGACCTACGCGGTGAGCCACAATAACTGGGATGGGGTAGTCCTTCACTCGGACGTGGACAGTGATGGCTGACTCGTCATTCCACGCATTCTGTCCGAATGCGGGGTCGAGACACAGAAACCCAGCTTCTACGTCATCCGGAGAGACATACTCAAGCATCGGCATAGCACTCAGGTCCGCTGTGAACAACACATCTTTGGAGAGATTCATCATCTCCGTCTCCCAGATATGACCGAGGCCTAACTTCCGATACTTCCGATAGTCCTCCATCAAGGATTCAACGGTCCAGCGGCCCTCCCAGAGGGCTTGAAGCGCCCCAGTCACTTTATCCCGGACCAACGCACCAAACACAGTCGGGTTCCAGTCTGCATCTTTACTCAATCTCGCAAGAAGCGTGGTATTCCGGACCATATTGCCCAGCATGAGTCGGAAACTCCGCCTCGCCGTAGCTTTCATGACGGTGCCCATCACCCATTCGTCGAGTTTCTTTTGCTGGACTCCCCCATCCGCTGTCTCATAGTCCTCCACGTCGTCAAATACCACGAAATCGGGGCGTTTGTTTTCGATCAGGAGTCCACGAACCTGATGCTGAGCACCGACTGCCTTCAGAATCACCGTCTTTCGAGTCCCATCCGCTCTCCAGATGGAGACTATGTAGAGGGAATCAGTTTCATTCGCCTTAATGACAGTCGGCTGCCCATACAACTCAACCTCATTCTCAGATTTCATGAATGCAACAACATCCTTGATAGCATTCAAAGCGATACCAGAGGTCCGGGAGATGTAAAGTGTGAATGAAAGCGGGGAATACCGCATGAATATGATAACCGCGACTTTCGCGAGAGTTGATTTCGAATGCTCTCTCGGAACCGCAAATAATTTCTGCAAATGCCCCACAAGAAACTCAGGCTCACTGACTCGATCAAGATACCGCACCAACTCACCCCATATCTCTTCATGGAATGCGGGGACCTCGAGAGTCAACTCCTCCCCAAGATAAAACGTCAAAGCTGTGATGCAGTCACGAGCAATCGCTTGCTTTAACTCAGCACGATCGAACTCAACCCTAACGAATGGAGAGGTCTGACTCACGTCCCATACGCCTTCTCTGCTTCCTGGATATCCTTCAGGCTCAGCATCTCCAGCGAATCCAAATCCCTCGCACCCTTCACCACGTCGCCTTCGATCTGCTTGTGAATCCGGTGGGTGAGGGAAAGAGTCATTCGGCCAAGATGCCCTGAAGGAAGAACCCCGTGCTCCGGGCTCCCAGGAAGATAATTGTTGAATTGCTGATTCACCTGCAACCCAACTCCCGGCTGGTCCGCGCCACCGCCAACCCTTTTACGATCCGGGCTACGAGTCGCTTGATTCGCCAGCTTGCTGAGTGCGGCCAACTCCGACACCGTCTGCACGCGATCGTTCTCAACCAGATTCAACAACTTCCTGAGCACCACACTCTCGAGCCGATCCCAGCTGATATCGCGTTCAGCCGCAATCGAAAGACTCCGCTTCACCCGCTCCTCCGAAACAAGGGCGGTCCAGGCATCGACTCCGTAGCTATCCGCGACCTCCTTAATATCAGCCACAGTGCAGCCGAGTCGATCAGCCAAAACCTGACGGGAGGCATTCAACCCCTCCGCGTTCCCAGCCGGCGCGTTTGAATCAGCATTCAGAATCAACCGCGCAATATCCGACAGCTTCACCTTCGGGGCAGCAGGAATCAACGGAGTCGCAATCACCTTCTCCACCTCCACCTCCACCTTCTCCTTCTCCGCTCCCACGGCAGGATTCTCCCATTGACTCAAATCAATATCGTCAAAGACTCCTCGCAAATTTTTTTTCGCCCCCTCCTTCTCAAACATATCTGTCATTTTGATTCACCGTGGTGCGAGATCTAAGCAGTCTTACGGAGCCATGGGGCCCATATTAACGGGGCCGGGTCGTGAGTACACTGGGGGGATATGCCCCCCTCCACAAGATTCAGGAGTCCCAGTTACCCCTGCCGCCCCTGTCAAGGTGAGTGGTAGTGTATGAATCGAATGCGCTCGTGTTGGTGCGTGGTGGTTGAGTGTGGGTAGTGTAGAGTGGGAGTGTAGGTAATAATAGGCATGGTGGAGATACAGCGCTGTCCATGAGCGAAGCGAATCCTTCACAATATGTCGAGCGAAGCGAGCTTCCTCCCTGCCGGAGGCCGAGTGTAACGAGTCAACCCGAAGGGCGCCGAGCGTTAGCGAGGATCGAGCCCGAGAGGAGAATGCGTCGCAGACTCCGCTCAATTCTTCCTTCCCGAAGCGAAGCGTAGGGAAAAATTTTTGAATCAAATTAGATATATATCAGAATAAAGAGCCGCGCGGGCTTGGTAACTCGCGCGGCTCGGTAGATTAGCGAGTGACTTTGAACGGCTCGGCGTTAGCGAAGTGGTCGCCGTGTGGGTTGAGGGACTGAAAGCCGCGATGGTCGGGGATTAGAAGCTCGGCCATGTCGGTGAGATCGATTGCGATGTTACTCGGACGGTCTTTGCGTGAGAGGGCTTCCGCGATCATTGCGTCAATGTGCTGCCCGATAGTCTGAAATTTCTCGCCGTGCGGATCATGCTCGACTTCGCGAATGATTGTCGAGACGATTTCCATAGTGAGAGTGAAGCCGGGGATTCCAGCCGTGCGAATGCCGGTCTGCGAGTGAGCGCGGTTGATTTTGGCCATTTGAGTGACTCCTGTGAGGTAATTCGGGTTGTGATTGAGTGGGAGAGTTGGTGCGCCGCGATGGGCTGAGACGCACCAAACCGTTGTGAGTGCAGATCGGCTAGAAGCCGATATCGATCTTGCTAAAGTCCTGCCCAGCGATTGCCGAGTAGTCAGCGGGCTTCGGAATGGCGAGATTGGTCTCGTCACGAGCGTCAAGCCAGCGAGTGAGTTCGCTGGTATCGATCGGGTCGGACGTGCCGTCTTCCGCCTTGTTGAGTTCTCCGGCCTTCATAAGGAATGCTGCCAGCGCGCCGGTGAATGCGTTGGCTCCCTCTAGGACTGAGTATGCGCCCTCGGCGTAGGACTTCGAGCGCAGGCACTTCACGAGTTCCGCTTTCTGCTTCGGCAGAGCTTCGTAAAGCTTTGGGGCTTTGAGCTTGAGTCCCTCACGAGCCATCGGCCAGACTGCATCGAGCCAGTCAGTATCGAGTGCGTCGGCGCGGCTCGACATGACGATTGCGGCGACACTCGACGGGAGTGCTGCTGTATCGAGTTCTTCGAGGCTTTCAGCGGAGCGGAGTGGACGGAAGATAACGTGTGCGGCTTCTTTCTCGGCGATCTTAACGAGCCAGTCACGCCCCTGCTCGTCGGAAAGGAATGTGTCGAGGGTGGGGATTGGGAAGAATGCAACCCCCTTAATGCCGACGACTCCGCGCTTCTTGCCGTCTGCGCCGGTTTCTTCTTTGCGAGCGCCGACGATGGCGATTACCGGCTGCATTCCTTCGGCTGCAAAGGTCTCTGGATCGGCCGTCTTGATGGCGATTTTGAGTTCGGCGGCGATAGGAGCGAGGGACTGCATGGCGGCGATTGCCGCTTCCATAGTGGAATAGACTTTCCGCATGGTTCCGCCGGTTGCAGCCTTCTTAACTCGCTCGATGGATTTTTCGTCAGTGATTACGTTGAGAGTAGACATGGTGTTGAGTTCCTTGGTTTGGTTTGGTTTGGTTTGGTTTCGTCCGGTGCTGAATGCAGCGGACTGGGGAAAGTGTACGCTTTTGGGGGACGGATGTAAAGGTGAGATAGGGGGTCGAGTCGAGATATTTTTTTTGCTGAAAAATCAATGGGTTGGGGGCGGGTGAGGGGAGGTTGAGTCAAATTTTAGCGGTTGAGGAGGGAAGGAGGGGCGGAGGGGGGCGGAGAGTCAACCGTTGTGGCGTAGGTAGCACCTTCCGTAGGTGTGCCCTGGGAATCACCGTGGTGAGGTGGGAATGAGTCAAATTGTGGGGCAGGAAAAGAGAGATATAATGAGTGCGAGTGTGAAAAGGTTCTCCTAGGGGGGTCTTAGGATTTCTATTCTTTATGTTCTTCTATTCTTCTATGAAAGAATAAATATAATAGAAAAAATAATACCCCTCTTAAAGGTAAGCATCTCATGGATCAGTGTTATATCTCTCGGTTTTATCCCATTCTCACCCACACTTTAGCCCTTGATTCAGCATCATTGATTCACTATTGGGAGGGGTGAAGGGGGAGTGGGAATGGAAGCGCCGAAGGCCCTTACGTTTACCGAGCCAATGAACAATATTGAGCTAATGAATAACATTGAGCCAGTGAATAGTGTCAAGTCAATGAATAATATCGAGCCATTGAATAGTATTGAGCCAGTGAGCCAGTGAGCCATTGAGCTAATAGGCAATGTCAAGCTAATGGATAGCATCGAGTCAATGAATGATATCGAGTCAACGAACAACAACACCAACACCAACACCAACACCAACACCAACACCAACACCAATGCGCCGAAGGCCCTTACGTTTACCGTCTCCATTCTCCATCCTCCATTCTCCATCGCACACAGTATAATACGAATTGTTGCTCAATGGTTACATGAGTCATATCAAGCAAACCTATCAAGCACGCCGAAGGCCCTTATGGATGATGGATGATGGATGATGGATGATGGATAAATAATGGATAATGAATGGTGAATAATGAGTAACGAATAACGAATAACGAATAACGAATAACGAATAACGAATGACAGATCAATGATAGGTGTATTAATAGAGTCAATACGCACATAGCACGAATCTAGTAGTGAGTGTGATGGTTTTCTTCGGCCGCTCCGCCTTCGGCGCCGCAGATGTGAATCAATGTTGAATCAATGACCACAACGAAGTTGCCCTTACGAGCGACGTATCTCCCTCATTACATAAGTCCCCCTCATTATATAATTGTGATTCAGATATGATTCAGATAGCGCGACGCCAGTCGCCCTTACATTAACCGTTCTTATAATCTATGCATTCATCACATTCATCACATTCATCACATTCATCACATTCATCACACTCATGTCCTAGGGAGCGCAACGAATCGATAGGGCATGAGTGTTGTGAGGTGTTGAGGTGTTGAGGTGTTGAGGTGTTGAGACGTCGCTTGTGAGGGCCTTCGGCGCTGGGACTATGACTCACTATCACATATTACATGCTAATCCTTTGGCCTCCTGCAACCAGACTCCAGGTTTTTCTATTCATGCTGTTCCTCTCATTCAGTGTAGAATAGAAGCCGCAACGTAATTCTATACCGACTCACCACATTTCGCTTGACATGCTTTCGCGATTCATCTACTATTGATGCTCGTTCTGTGCTCCGCCAGCGAGGATACGATGACGATTCCAAAGTATATCACTACTGCCGAATTAACCTTTAACTTCAAAGGCGCTCTCACAGCAGCGATCTTAAAGAATCGACTCCATCTACTCCCGGCAGAAGCATTCTCTTTCGAGAAGGGAATGGTGAAATATCACCGGCAGTTCTTCATAGATACGCTCGCATTGGCGCAGAATGAACGTGAGTCACTTCCTTGGTGGCCCTCTACGAAAGATAGCCGGCACGCACTCAAGGATCGAATCAAAGCCGAGATCAAAGAAGAAGCAGAATATGAGCGGAATCACTCATGGCGTCTTAACTCATATGACTTTGTGATGCGGCTGGCTGCTCTAGGAGTCACTGACCCATACACCCTCTCTCCACTTGGTGGGTTGTTAGCTGCGAACTCGTCATCGCTCCCATATCTGGCCTCACGAGTCACAACTGAGTTCGGCATTGATACTCCAATCACACCTACATTGTGGAAATCATATACGATGCGGCTGCAATACCCATTCGATACGAAGCCGGCTGCTCTTATGATTCTAGACAAATTGCTCGATGAATTTAGGTCAAAACCAATTTTGCGTCCGGAGCTAGAGTATGACATAATTCAGATGTCACAACTCGTTTTGCGCTACTTTGTTTCTTGTGAAGACATGTGGTTGCCTGAACTTGAGTCACAGCTTTTCCGTGCGACGCAGGATAAGAACTCCCTTCAGAATAGGGCGAATATCAGCGACTACGATTTATCGGTGATCGAGAATCGGTACAGCAACGCCCTTGCAGATGCAGAGGCTCGAAGTGCAGGAATCAAAAGAGTCATCTTCGCTCAGGCTGAGAGAATCTATCGACTCCATGAGCCTCTGCGAGAACGGGATGCATTCGTACGAGCTACCATCCCACTTCGTTTCCCAACAATCACCCCTCTCTTGAATCTCTTCGAGGTATAATCCCATGTCATCAAACCCATATGCCGACATGTCATTCGGTGATATCTTCATGTCACAAGGCGAGCGAGCGGTGATCGCATATGATTCAGATTACAACCGCCGAGTCTCACTCACTCCTACACAAAAGAAAGGGCTCGAGACATTCCTCGAACTCACTCTCCTTCTAGTCCCGTTCTGTGGGGCGATGATTCGTGCGGAGACAGCCGTCAACACTCGTCTCACCATCCCACGCAAAGCAATGAGCGCGCTACACTTCCATTCCAATACCAAGGGCAGTGCGAATCAAGCGGCTCTCAACAACCTCCAAGCCCTCATCCCGTATCTCCCGGCGGATTTGGGTCAGCGAATCGAGGAATGCCTCAAAGACTACTCAATCGCTCTCCCACACGGCGTGAATGTCTCATTCAACCCCATCCATATCACCGATGAATGGGCATACTCACTCGATGGCTCTATCTACAATATGGACGAGGGATTTCCCGCTGAAGCCATGTCTGATATGAGCGGGATGGCTCGATTCTTCATCATTTATCTCTACTGCCTCGATGTGCAGACGGTGATGAATGACTGGGGCAAGGGGACGAAGGCTCCACGATTCCTTCCCTTCTACCCCTCTAGACCAATCAACGATTGGATCATCAAACTCCTTCAGGGGCATCTCAAGTTCCTCTATCGACTCAACAGCCAATACGGCGCTGAAATCAAAACCTGGTCAAAGGACGACTATCTTGTTGCGCAAGCGTCACTCGCCTGAGTCCATTTCACTCACATGCTCCTTCAATCCATCACAGCTGAGCAATTCACCGCGTCCGTTTGCGCGCTGAGTGCAGAGATTCATTCCGCCGGCCTCGCTCATAATCTCCTAGGCGATGCTTCCCAAGATCGAGGGGAGATATTCCTTGCTGACTCGCATATCCCCGTCCCTCGAGTCAGCACAATCCTAGCATGGTCGAGCGCGTTCTCCATTGGCCCTGCGAGTGGGTATTATCGTCGACTCACTCGCTCCTCCCCTCCATCCTTCATCCCCTTCGATCTCCTCGATGGCGGCTTCGTTCTCCCATTCCTTCCGAAGATTCGCCACGGAGAAGACACAACGATTTCTCTCTCCCGCTCCTCTGGCGCTCACAAAAAATCCGTCCTCGGAGACATATCTTGGGGATCAGTGTATATCGCTGACTCATCCACCGGCAATCTCATCGAAGAGCTCGAACACGGCCAAATCCCGATCTCTGAATGGTTGACTCATAAAGTCTCCAACCACGACCGCTCTCTTCTCCCTCCTATGTGGGCAGATATCGACGACGGCTGGCAGTTCGGAATCGATCAGCACATCACCGGACTCACCTGTACTCCTCGCCTCCCAGTCGAAATGCTTGCGAAATACGGAATCCCCTGGCCCCGCTTCTTTCGCCCTCAATGGCACTTACGCCGTGTTCTATTCCGGTTTCACTCCATACTGAGTGTAAAGGAATGGGCGAAACAATTCAGTTCTTCCATCCACGACTGGTCGCCGAGCAGGATGGACGAAGATTCAAAGCTCCTTCTCGAAGAGATTAGTAAAGCGAAGTTACGCATGGAAGAGAAGGCGCTGGATAAGAGAGGAATCAAACCCGGGACCAAGAAAGCGATGCTGCTATCTCAACTCGATCGCTTCGACGAGGTGGCTAATCGATTCGATCTCGGTTCCTTCGGTTCAGACTCGGAATAAGGCTAGGAATGTTTTCCTATCGAGTCCAACAGGCCGCTAACCCATTGATATCATTGGAAAATTTCCGTTTGCCATGCTCCCTAGCGCCATGTTATACTTTTCTCACGGGCACCTACGTCTTGTATTCAACCCTCTTGCCCAAATCACGGGGTCAATGCTATGCGCAATAAGTCACAGGCCACATTGGCTGAAATTGAGCAATACGATCTTGATAAATCAGAAGAAGTCGTCCGCAATGCTGGCGGATTGGCGGTCGGAGTTGTATTCAACGAAAAGGGAAAAGAGTTTTTTTCGCCGCTGGTTGAATATGACGTCGGGCAATATCTAGTTGAGTTGCACGGTGGCGTTATGGTCGAACTCTGTGAGGCTCACATTCGACACGAAAAGGAAATTCAGGCTATCATCGATAGCGTTCCGAAATCTTGAATCAAATTGGTGCAATCATGGCTCAACTTCCCTCTTTCATCACAAAGACAGCGGTGGCAACACCGACTCAACACGGCTGGTGCTTTCTTGAATACAAGCACAATGACAAGCCGTTTCGATTTGAAATCGATCTCGATAAATACTCAGGGCGCGAACGACTTATTCGCATATGCCGTTGGGCAGTCAGCCAGAACGTCGAGATCGTAATCAACCGCACCTAATCCACTTACTCAACTATCTAGGAGCTACTCACATGACTCAAACATTCGATCTCTCCGGCTTTAATGACTTCGTATTCGATCCGCCTGTATTGGCTGAATCAATAGTCGAGATCAAAGCCGCCAAGATGCACCATATCTACTGCTCACTCACTGGCTTCGCATACGGAGTTATGTCAGATGAGGAATTGAATACATGTCTGCGATCTCTCTTGCAGGATATGCCGACAGCGGCTCAGAAGGAATTGGTTGATGCATTCGCTATCCGCCACGCGATCCTTTCCAGCGGGCCAGCGCCGTCAATTCGATTTCATACCAACTATCATACCCTAGTCAATGCTTTGCGGGCCGATGAACTCAACGGCACGAATAAGCTATTCGGCTATGTCATGGGTCGTTTCTTCTACGACACTCTAACTCCCGCTCGGCATAAGAACTCATTCAGCACACTTCGCCAACGACTGGATTTCCTAATTCGTTTCCAAACTCACCTTTCCACTCTCCCGGAAAAATGGTGGGATATTGAGTGCGAGGAAACCGCTGTCTTCGAGTGTATGCTGCGGATTGACTCAATCTTCTCCTTCCACAATGCAGTCGATAGCACGCGCCACGGACCGAAATTTCTGGCGTGGCTAGAGAATAAGTCAAATCCTTTTGACTTCCTAGCACTCCATGCAATATTCTCTTCCCTCGAAGCGGATAACATGGGGCGATTGACTGCTTCCTCTCCTACTCCCTCCGGGAATGCAATGATTATTTCCGCCGCGATGAAAGTCTTGCGGCGTCGTATTCCGAAAATCGCGGACGGTGACACGAAAACTCCGCCGACCTTAATCGAGCGCGTTTACTCAATGACGCTCCAGAACCGACTGTCATCCGCTTCGACCGCCGGTCAATTGCTTCAGAATATCCAGCAGATACTGACTCAATCTGATCTAATGGGCTCGGTTAGCAAGCTGGAAAGGCAAAGACTCACTGTCGCAGTCGATCAACTCACGACTGATATTGAGAAAATCTCATTTACCGACCGTAGGCTGGATGAGATGAAGAGAGTCAATGCTCGCGCTGCCCGTCTTGACGGCGGACAGACAATCAAACACGTCGGCGAAAAAGCGGCGAAAGAATTGGATATACTCTATGGCCGTAAAAAGGCCCCAAAGAAATCAACGCCCAAAGCGCCGTCTAAACTCAGCCCTGAGCTCTCCGCTGCATTCGATGCCATGATGGCCAGGTTCTCGGACTTTGGAAAAAAGGAGGGTTAAGTCATGACCATCATAGTGCGCATTAATTCGGTTACTGATCCTAACCACGAAGAAGTGACCCGCTATCTTTCTGCGCCGATAATGAAATTCGCGGCAGTGAATCACATTGATAGAAAACAAATGCTGCTTTCGTCTTTCGTTTCCGCGCTCGATAAGCTGGGAGAAGAGTCAAAATTGATGCATGACTTCTGCATTGTCTTTGACGTGACAGAGGAAGATTAAGTCATGGCACTTGATCCCGCTGCGTTCATGGTTAACTACGCCAAGGCGCACCAGTTGGCGCGACTCGATCGGCAATCTCCCTCCGACACTCTCGAAGCGAAGGCGAATATAATCGTCGAGAGAATCCTTGCCAGCGGAACCGAGATCATCGAGGAGGTTGAATCTCTCGAAGATCCGCTGAAGGAAGAAGCGAAAGCGATTAAGCAGGAAGTGGTGAAGTCCACGCTGATTCCTCCTCGCGAAGTCTGCGGTCTCTCCGACCCTTCGATCACGCTCGATCCGAGTCAGGAAGCCGCCATCAACATGCTAGTCAGCGAGCAATACGGCTGCCTGATTGGCGCGGCTGGTTCTGGCAAAACGACTGTCACCAAGTATCTCTTGGAGAAAATCGTTTATGGGGATGAAGAACTTGGAATCTCTCCTCGCAAGATCAACATGCTCACCGGCAAACAGGGACTCTCAATCGCCCTCTGTGCGTTTACCGGCATCGCGACTCAAGTCATCAAGCAGAACATGCCCGAGTGGCTGCATCCTGCTTGCAAAACGATTCACTCCCTCCTCGAATACGCTCCAGTTATTACGGAAGTAGCCAAGCCGGATGGGAGCTTCAAAGAGACAAAGATATTCATGCCGTCTCGCCACGCCGCGAATAAATTTGACTACGATATCATTATCGTGGACGAAGCGTCAATGGTTGGAGTCGATCTCTGGCACCAAATCCTCGACGCGGCTCGCAGTGGCACGACAATCATTCTCATTGGGGACTTGAATCAGCTGCCCCCAGTCACTTCTCACTCGATGTTTGCCCACGCACTCGCTGCTTGGCCGGTTGCGGAGTTGACGAAAATTCACCGGCAGAAGGAACCGGCAGCGAATCGAATCATCGAGACCGCCCATGCCGTTCTGCAAGGGAAGAAGTTCGGTCCTGAGTGGTTTGATGATCCGAAGACGAATCCCAACTGGCGCGTCATCGGGTTCGAGCTTCCGGCCGACCCGATGAAAGCTGGAGCGAACATTATTGCGATAGCGAATCAACTTCGCACCCGCACTGTCCACCCTTCCATCGATCCCACTGAACCACTCATCTATGATCCGTATCGTGATCGAATCATTACTGCTGGCAACGGCTTTGACGAGAACAACACAGCCTCGGCGATTCAACAACTGTGGATCAACGAGGCGCTCGCGAATATGATCGAGCCTCCGACTCCTGACCACCCTCGCTATGTGATTGAGATCGATCGCGGAGGGTTTAAGCGGTTCGCAGTGAATCACCGAGTCATGGCCACCAAGAACGAAGCTCCTGATGTGGAGAATCGAGTTACGAATGGCATGGTCGGAGTTATCACAAAGATCGAAAGGAATCCTGCCTGGTCTGGTGACGCCACAATGGTTGGCCCGGAGCATCTAGTGCTGGAGGCAAAGAAGGCGAGAGCTGAACGAATCCTTTACGGCAAAGACGACAACTCCGGATTGCTCGCTGAGTTCGCCGCGATGGATTTCGGTAACTTGAATCTCTCTTCCGAAAACCTCAATGGTGACGGTGAAGATTCAAGCGACGAAGTTCGTGAAGGTGGCGGTCCGGCGTCTCACCGGGTTGAAGTGCTGTTCGCGAATGGCGCAAGTCGTATCTTCTCCAACAAGACGCAAGTCGGGGCGCTGCAACTCGCGTATGCTTCCACCTGCCACAAGTGCCAAGGCTCGCAGATGGACACCGCGATCGTCGTGGTTCATCATATTGTAAAAGGTCAGTTGAGTCGTGAGTGGCTCTACACCGCTATTACGCGGGCACAGAAGCGGGTGATTCTTCTCTATACCGACTTTGGAATGCGGACTGCGATCGCAAAGCAGAAGATCTTCGGCGTGAATCTCGCAGAAAAAGTGAAACGGTATCAGGCGTTGCAGGCAGAATCGCTTGGAGCTCTGAAGACCAGAGTTAGATTGTATATCTAGGAGTGAGTTCAATGCGCAAAATCCCTATTACTGCTGATCGTCGAATCAAACTCGATCTACTCAAGGAGCTGAAGTCCAAACTCCGTGTCTCAGGGCAGAACTTCGCTGACTCCCTTCTTCGCCAATCTCGCACTGGACTTTCCGAAAAACAATGGGAGAGTGTGGGTAAGTTGATTCTCGCGGCTGAGGACGCCAAGGCCACAAACTTCACCCCGATCGAGAAGTTGCAGACATTCGCTACTGCGATGCGACTCGAGGGAATCCATAAGGTGTTTGAGAAAGCGAAAGCTGCATCCGTCTCAACCCCAAAAATTAAATTCGAGCTTGCTGATGGCGACTCGACTCACACCATCCAACTCGCCTCTCACAAGAACGGCAACGTCTACGTGAATATCGAGAGAGATAAGAAGAATCTCCCCGGATGGAAAGAGTGGAAGACATTAGGGCATGTGGATTCCAGAGGCTACTGGGTCATCAATCGGCATGATCGTGATTTGGTGATTCCAGAGCCACTCTTTCCAGCCATCAACGAACTGATCGATAACCCTTCTAAGTTCGGTTCGATCTACGGCCGTCGACTCAAATACTGCATCTTCTGTGCAAGAGAGTTGACGGCTGAAGATTCTCTCTATTACGGCTATGGTCCGATTTGCGCGGATAAATACGGGCTGGAGTGGGGAGAGGCGCATACGAGGAAACAGGAAGACGCGGTGGAGGAGTTGCAGCAATTCAGGACGGAAGAAGTTGTAACAAAAAATTTCAAATCTGAATTGATAAGCGACTCGAAACCTTGGTATTTGCGTTAATTCAACAGGAGAACCCCCATGATTCGCAGAGCATCCGATATCGTTCAATTCTCATCCGGTCGGTCCGTCCGCCCGAACTCTTTCACCACCCGCGACGCCTTCATCAACGAAGTGCGCCAGCGACTCCTCACCTGCGGCTCCACCTACAAGACTATTGCCGAGGACTGCAAGCTTTCCCCAACAACGATTCAGCGCCTCGCTACCGGCGATACTCGCTGGCCGAGTCACAAGACTCTATGGTCGGTTCTCGGACGGCTCGGCGTCGAAGTCACTCTCACTCCGATACGGTGAGCTACCAATGACTCGGTTTTTCACCATGCCCATCATTCAGTGCCCGATCTGTGGCAACAGCCATGCGAACTTCACGAATGATGAGCGTCAGTGGGAGACCGCGTTCTACCAATCTACGCGCTTCCCGACTCTAATCATCCACGGCTCCTGCATCAAAGTTTTGCGTCGTCAGATGATTCTGTTGACCAAGTTAGATGACTCACAGCTCGAACAAATCCCGTTCATCCGTTCCATCACGCCTCTCATGTATGATGTAATCAGGTTGAACTTTAATAGTGACTCAGAAAATAACTCTTGACAACAACCTTGAATTACGGTAAATTTCAAGACCGTGGTGAAAAAACGTCTTCCCCGAAGGAATCCAGTTCAATGCGTCCTCGCACCCTAAGTCTCTTCCGGCACCCATTCACGACTCGGCAGGCTCTCGGCTCTTTGCTGGATCTGTGGAGAGAGAATCAGGAACTCCCTGTCATCCTCATTACCGAGGCCGGCAGCGCGGAGCGATTCACTCGCAGCATTCGAGTCGCCCTCTCGAAAGAGCGGAAGAAGTATCCGAAGGACTCCCCTGTCCATTACGGTTTCGTGCAGAGCGACCCGTTCCCTTACACTGACTCTGGTATCCGAGGCGAGGCGGTAGTCCTCCATCGTCGCATCACCGAGTTGCAGAAGATACGGAATCAGCTCTCCGATTTCAACGATGTCCCCATCGGCAATTCATTCCCGGGAGTGCGCAAATGAGTTCTTTCGATAGCTTCCTCGCGAAATACAAGCCAGCTTCACCGCAAGCGGAGTCGAAACCGACGGTCCCTACGACTGCCCAGCTTCCGAAGAAGAAGAAGAACCCTTTGCTTCAGATGCATGAGATGCAGGCTGGACTCAAAGTTCCACCAAAACCCGCTCCTCCGCAGACAGTGGATGAAGCGATTCAACAAGCTACCGCTACTCAAGCTTTGAAGGACGCGGAGCCGAAACCGGATTTTCGCGGTAGGCTGGCTAAGCTCGACTCTCTCATCGCCGACGATCTCGGTCTCACGATCACTACAATCGACTCCGCCCGCAACTACGTCAAAGAGATCATGATCCAGCTGAAGGAAGAGCCGGAGCTTGACTCGATTCTGATCGACCGCGACGTCCACAATATCATCGCTGTCATTAGGCATATCCGAATCGATGCTGCCGCTGCAATGGCAACCGGTAAGGAGAAGTCGGAGAAGCGAGTCAAGAAATCCACTGCCACCTCGAAGGGTGGTAAGGAAATCGCTGCTGCCTTCGACGATGTTGACTTTAGCGCGTTTGAGTGAGTTGAGTATGTCAGTCCCACAGTTAATCACTTCACACTCTATCGACGGGACATTCGAGAGCTGCCCTCGGCGCTTCGAGTTCCTGCATGTGTGGCTTGAGTCACCGGAATACGAACGTGACAACTATCCTGCGAATGTCGGCACCGCTCTTCATGAGGCGACCCAGGAATGGATTCGCGCCCTCCATGAAGGCAAGTCGGAGACACGCGCAGATGTAATCAGTGAATACACTCTCCTCAAATTCTGGCCGTGGGAGGAAGAGGAGAAGCGACTCCTCGACAAGCGCGCACTCGGGAGTCGCACTCTCGGCAGCGCACTCCTTATGCTGGAGGAGATCAAATCAAATTTTATATGGAATGACTGGGAGTTGGTGGAGATCGAAGGTTTTGGTCCTGCGATTGAAGTGCCGTATCGAATCGTGCACACATCTCTCGGACTCGTTCCACTCAAGGACGGTCTCGGTTATATCGCCACGCAAGGCAAGATTGACTTCATCCTGCGTCATCGAAAGACTCGTCACTACAAAGTCGTTGATCTGAAAACGACCGAGAAATCAATACCGTCACACGATGCGGCCTTCCGATTCTCCGGTCAAGGTGGTCACTATGGTCTCGTCCTCTCCCACGCTTTGGGGATTGAATGGCAGACTCAAGGCATCGATGTCACCTATCTCGTCGCTTGGTTCTCGCCGTACGAACTCAAGGTCTATCCCCTCGACTACCATTACGATTACGAGGAGATGCAGGATCAGATCACGGCGAAGCTCGATCGAGTCGAACGCATGAAACGCTACGCGATGGCCGAACACTGGCCGCGTCGGCAGCATGGCTGCGAGTTCTGGAATACGCCATGTGGATTCCTCGATATCTGCCATCGCAGAGACAAGCCGTTCATCAAGCGGTGGTTTGAGTTCGAGCGGGCAACTGGCAGATTCAAGCAATACGATCGGACGTATGAGCCGGTGTGGACGTTAGAGGCTTAGATGGCGCTCGTTGATTCTTTAAAATGAGTTCTCTCGGCCCCATCTGGTTAGTAGGAGAACCGAATGTTCGTCTTCCGCGCTACGCGAGCAGTTCTCTCGTTGAGTCTTTTGACTCTCACATGTTTGATCACGCTACTGATGTATGCTATCGGAGTCTTAGCATTATCTTTAGTCGGTCTGGTTTGGGTTACTACAATCATTGGCTAGGGTTGGCGAAAGTGAGCACTGAACCACCGGCCAATACGAATATCCACCACGAGATGTGGATTGAAGGAGATGACGGTGAAACGTAACTACATCGACGGCAACTCCGAGATCGAGATCGATTGCGAAATCGTTTCTGACAACCCCAATAAGGGCGCCATTGCAATCACCACCGGAGTCGAGGATTTCTTCGCCGGTATACGAAAGCTGAAGTGGTTCTGGATTCCTCGCGCTCAATGCGAGATCAGGGAAGATCGGAAGGCGATTCTGATTCAAAGATGGATCGCGGAAGAGAAGGGATTAATATAATGAATCTCACCCCCTTCATCTACGCCGATCACATCGAGCCCAACGGTTCATTCCCTGCCACCCACGCAGTCGAGTGCTCAGCCGCCTTCCACTTCGCGAAGCTCGCGATCAGGATTCTCGCTAAGGTCCCAGAGCAAATCACTCTCGAAGGACGCGATGACAAGACCGTCGATCTGCGTGCGGTTGCTGAGTCAGTCGTTAAACTCTACTCTCTCGAAGACCTCGGGACTCTCATGTCATTCCTGCCGGCGGTGAGAAAGGAGGCGTTTTGCTCCGGGCTCCCGTGGGATGATCGACTCCAAGCATGGATTGACAGCGGGGGGCGGTCATATAATCTAGTCACACGTGAAGAGGGCAGGGTGAATATTCAATGAGTTACTTCACTGACGATGAACTAGAGGATCTTGAAGGACTGATTCGTGCTGCGGTTGAGCGCGGCGAATATGACTCCAGCCTGGATGACTACTTATGACCAAGCTCTCCGAGATTCCAGCCTCCGCCGACCCAGTCCATCTCCTCATCATAGGAGAAACTAAGTCAGGCAAATCCACCTTCTGCGCTCAAGCCGTCGAGGATGGCTGGCCGATGATATATGTGGACTCCGACAACGGACTCTCCGCTCTCCGCCGTGCGCTCAAGAATCAATCTGCAATGAATCGTGTCTTCTATTTCGGCACGGAGCACCCGGCAGACTTCCTCGATGGGATGTTGACTAAAGCAGTCTTCCGTTGGAATCTGACCAAGGATTCCGAGTACTCCTCCAGCACCGCTTCATCGGGTGATAAGTTGGTTCAAATCTACCCTTCTCGCATCCCCAAACAGATCATTCTGTCGGTCGATTCCTGGTCCGCCGTCGCTCTTGACGCAATGCAGATCGGCGCGGGGGATAAGAAGACTGCACTCGAAGACATGGCGATTGACAATAAGTCACAACAAGTCTATGGCGTGGCTGGATTGAAGTTGACTCTTCTTGCCGCCATCCTCCAGAAAGTCGAGTTCCACACCATCGTTCAGGCTCACCCTACCACGTTCGAGAAACTCGAAAAACCCCTCAACATGAAACTCGGAGCCGTTAAGCAGGGTGAGATGATAATTCGCGAAGTCATCGAAGTCCCTCTCTCTTCCTCCAAACCACACGGCAGGAGTCTCGGCAAGTTCTTCACCGACATCGGTTGGTTAGAAATCGATCGCGCGGACAAACGCAATCTTGATTTCACCACGAAATACGGACGAGTCAGCGGTGGTACCATCAACAAGAAAGGTCCGATCGAAGAGATGTCTTTTTCGAATCTTTTCGGCCGCCCCGCTCCCTACGACCCTTCCACAGAATCGCAGTGGATTCGCTACCTCACACACGATGAGTTCGTAGCTGAACGCCCTGCCACACCCGTTGCTCCGAAGCCCGCTGGTGTTTCGGACGCAGGAATCCTACCATCCAAACCAGCAAATCCAATGGCAGCATTCATGAAGAAGTGAATCTCGCCTCTCACTATCATCAACAATCAAACCGAAAGCAAAACACATGACAGAAATGATCGCCGAAACCAGCATGTTTTCGTTGGCCGATCTCGCGGCACTCACAACCGACGAGACCACCGTCCTTCTCTCGCGTCTGCCCGATGCCGGAATCTTCACCGTGCGCTGCACCGAAGTCAAGGCAGGGAAGACCGAGGGCCAGGACGACAAGCCCCCGATGTTCTTCGTCGGCTACCAGTACGAGATTCTCGTCGCGAAGCCGCTCGACAAGTCGAAGGACCCGGAGACCCACGTCGGCAAGAACATGCGCGAGCGTTACACTCTATGGCCGACCGACTTCTCGACTCTGGTCGGTCTTCTGCAGGGACGCTATAAGCAGGTCGGACTCCCGTTCACCGGTCCGTTCGGCGCCGTCGAAGGGGCGGAACCCGGCTGGGCTGACTCTGCTGTCGGCCACGTCTTCGACATTCGCGTCCGTCACTGGACCGGAAAGAACGGCAACAACAATGCGTCGTTCGACTGGCTCCCGCAGAAGGACGAGGACGACAAGGCGGCCTGATCGGCTACTGAATCCTACCAGACTCACGGCCGCAAGCTAGGGTCTGGTAGGTAGGACTGGGTGGAGTCGAGAAGGTCCCCCCCCCCCCCCCAAAGGCTCCACCCAGTCTGTCTTCAAAAGGGGTTACGATGTTTATTTTCAATCTGAATGATCGCGCAGTAGCCACGAGTCTCCATGTGGATGGGGACAGGTCGTGGTATCTGCTGACTGATGTGCATCAAGAATCAAGCACCTATGTTGTGACCGGGGGGCATTCGCCCGGCACCGCGCCGAAACACAGATGCGGTTATCTGAATCTAAACCGTCACGATTGGACTAGGTTCAATGCTACCTGCGAATTCAAATTCATCCACGACATTACATTCGAGGGGATCGCGGCAGGCTGGATGCTACCTCCCGCGGATGTTGTGCGTCCTTTGATTCATCGCTTCGAAGCAGTATGGATTGGGAAAGATTGGATGGGTAGAGAGAATCCATGGCCAGCAGACGAGGAAGTCCTGCTCTCCCTCGCCAGCACATACTCAGCATTCCTCGATAATCTTCCGGTAGAACATGCCTAAGATTCTTCTCTTCGAAGACAAACTCGGCATCACTTCCGGATACGAACCGTATTGGACTGCGTTGTTGCTAAAAGCCGGACTCAGCACAACCACAATCTACCGTCGTTCTGCATACCGTATGTTCGGCGATAGGATGCCGCTGTTGATTCAGAAAGGCAATCGCAAATCGCCGGGATTTAATAGCGAGAATAAAGCAGTACTCAAAGTTCTCACAGACTGGACGAAGACGCAAGTCGATTCCCTCAGGCCTGATCTCTGCCTCTGTGCTGACCCTGCTTTGCTCTTCTTATTCAATCCCGACTGGGATCAATCCACGCTCGACAATCTCCGTGGTGGACACTATCTTCTCCACGGAGTTCATACTGTGATTCTCTTCGGCATGTCCGCATGGTATGCCAACAAGCGCGAGAAAGATATTGCGCGGTTGAACGAAGGATTCACAGACAAGAACGAATGGGAAGAAGAACACGGAGGTGATGAAACAGACAACGAAAACACTGACATCTGGATTGAACCGCTCTCGATTCCATATGGCCGGTTCACTCTTCAGATGGACTTGAATAAAGCAGGTAGAATCCTCAAGCGAATCAGTTAGGAAAATCCCATGAAGAAGTATCTCGTGCTTTACTATGACGGCAATGATACTCGCGCTGCCGCACTCCCTGCCCCATCGGCGGATGAGGAAGGGGGCGTGCGTGGCTTCCCCGAATCCTCCAACGCTACCCTATGGGGACTCGGCGCTGAATGCGAGATCACCGCAGTCATCGGCATCTCGGCGGCAGGTGCGGAGCAGGTCGAAGATCTGGAACTCTGGATCAACGAAGAAGAAGTCACGGTTGCTGCGTGATGGCGAAGGCTGCCAATGATCACGACTCGGATGCTTCGTTGATAGCGGCGGATTTCGAGGCAGTTTTGAAGACTGAAATCGAGAAGACCAGGGAGTCAGAAGAACTCAGTGTCGATCTCGATGTTCACTCTTCGGGAGCGATGGACGAGCTCGACTCAGCTGTCGTAACGCTGAACGAACTCGCCTCACTCGACAGCAACATGACGCGGCCGTCTGATAGGTTTACCAAAGGATTCTTACAGTCGGTCGCAACGCGGTTGGAAGACGAGGCGACGGAGCAGGATCGGCTGATCGACCGGTATGACTCTCTCAGACAAATTGCCGACGCGGGCATCATGCGCGGCGGCAAACAACTCGATTTGATCCGGAGTCGCATTGCCGCAGTCAAGGCAGCACTCCGGGTTATCGAAGACGCCAGCATTGGATAGCGGACCATTCGATGCCAGCTAGGGGCCGGGGGATTCACGAGGACTCCCGGCCCTGCTTACTCCATCACGAGGGATTATGATTAAAGAAGTTCACCGATCGATTGTATTCACTGACTCCGACATTGATAATGCCGAAGAAATCCTGATGCAATCCGACTTAATATCGAATGACATTGAGACATTCCCTTTCCAAAAGAAACGGAAGACTCTGCCATTCTACATGACCGTTAATTGCTACACGGGACTCATCGGCGATGAGATGTATTCATTCTGTTTCCCATATCAAACTTCCAAATCAATCACTTCCGGACCACCCAGCAACATCCTTCGAATCTATGAAGCCAACCGCCGACTCAACGCATCCGGCATTCGCTTCACCGGACAGAACTACGTCTATGATTTGATGTGGTTGCTGCGATACGGACTCCCTGTCCACAACTGGGCGTATGATACAATGATTATGTTCTGGTCGTTATGGCCGGAGCTACCCAAGACACTTGACTTTATTTCCTCAGTCTTGAACGACGATTATCAGTATTGGAAGGCTGGTCGTAAGTCAGAAGACTTTGAGGAGTATTGTGAATACGGCATGAACGACACTAAAGAAACCATGATCAACACACTCAAGTTGGTTGACCTGCTGAATGAGAATCCTCCAGCCCGTCACAACTTCACACATGGTCACTTCCGTTCAGTCGTCGGACTCGCAATGTCTGCCTGCGGTATGCGAGTTAATCTCGAAACCATGAAGAAATTCGAGATCGATCTCACCAAACTCGCGGATGAGAAAATTGAACGACTCCGCTATCTCATTGCTGACCCGGAGTTCAACCCCAACTCCCCCAAACAAAAACACGAACTCCTCTACT